TGCTGGTACAACTTCTGGATTCACTGGATTCCTGAAAGGTATCGTTGTTGGTCTTACCACAGATGCAACAGGGGGAGACAGTAAGGTAGATGTCAAAATTGTTTCTCGCGTAGAAACAGTCGGTGGTGGTTCAACTGAAACAAAGATCGAATATCAAGAAGGTTTTGGTGGTGCATCATTTGGAACATCTGTTGCACTGAACTTCGTTGCTAATACTGGTGTTAATAGCACGGGCCCTGGCGCTGGCGCTATGACTCCTGGAACCTCAGTTGACTGGTATGATCAACAAACTCTTAATCTTACCAACGCAACGATTTCTTGGAAGTCAATTGCTCCAAGACCTACAACTAATATCTATGTTTCCGATAGAAACGGATATAATGATGGTATTCACATCGTTGTAGTTGACGATAAGGGATCAATCACAGGAATCAAGGGTAACTTGATTGAGAAGCACGTCAACCTTTCTAAGGCTGGAGATGCAATCTCTAACGTCAACGCTCCTCAGAGAATCTACTACAAGGATTACCTTCAAGACTTCTCTGATAACATTTATGCGGGTGCTAACCCATCTGAAGCATTTGATGCATACTACTTAACCAATCCAAGAGCAACCGGATTCTCAACTGACTTCACTGCAGTTACGACAGCAGACGGTCTGTTCGGTCTCGATGCACAGAACACAACGTATTCCGCACTTGGAAATGTTTCTTACACCTTCGGTGGAGGAAAAGATTATTCCGCAACTGGTGGAATGAGTGCATCTCTCGCAAGTTTGATCACTTCCTACAACCTCTTCGAGAACAAAGATGAGATCGAAGTTGATTATCTGATCATGGGTCCTGGATGTTCTACTAAGGAACAGTCTCAAGCAAAAGCAAACAAACTGATTGCACTTGCTACTGGCAGAAAGGACTGCATGGCTCTCATCGGACCACACAGAGGAGATCTGGTTGGTGTTACTAACACAAACACTCAAACCGATAATCTGATTGATTACTTTACAACCCTCACGTCTTCCTCCTACGCGGCATTTGACTCAGGTTATAAGTATCAATATGATAGATTCAACAATCAGTTCCGCTATGTCCCTGCTAACGGAGACGTTGCTGGAATGATTTGTAGAACTGGAATCACAGCATTCCCATGGTTCTCGCCCGCAGGTCAGCAACGCGGCGTTATCAATAACGCTGTTAAACTGGCATACAATCCAACCAAGGCACAAAGAGATCGTCTCTATCCACAGAGAATTAACTCTTTCGTCACAACACCCGGTGTCGGAACGATCCTCTTCGGAGATAAGACCGCACTTGGTTACGCATCCGCCTTTGACAGAATCAACGTTCGTCGCTTGTTCCTCACTGTTGAGCAAGCCCTGGAGAGAGCAGCACAAGCACAACTCTTTGAACTGAATGATGATATCACAAGAGCAAACTTCAGAAACATCGTCGAACCATATCTCCGCGATATCCAAGCGAAGAGAGGTCTCTACGGATTCCTGGTTGTTTGTGATACCACCAACAACACTCCAGATGTTATTGACAATAATGAATTCAGAGCAGACATCTTCCTGAAGCCTGCTAAGTCCATCAACTACGTCACCCTCACATTTGTCGCCACTAGAACTGGCGTCAGTTTTGAGGAAGTAGTTGGTAGAGTTTGATCACGATATCTAAATAACAAAAGGAGGATCAAAAAATGGCCCAGTACAACACAATCGCTGATATCAGGAAGTCTCTTAATGGGGGCGGCGCACGCCCCAATCTATTTGAGGTTGACATTCCTGAGAACAGTCTCTTCAAATATATTGGAAGTGACTCCCAGTTAGATTCAAGAGTTCTTGTAAAAGCAGCTCAACTTCCTGCATCGAACGTTGCTTCAATCGACGTTCCTTTCAGAGGAAGAATCATGAAGGTTGCAGGTGATCGTACATTCGACACCTGGACAGTTACAGTTATTAACGACACTGACTTCAACCTTAGAACTGCATTCCAAAACTGGATGCAGGCTATTGCACAATATGCTGACGCATCTGGTGAAGCAGATCCACAGGCATATAAGTCAACCGCAACTGTTACCCAGTTGAAGAGAAAGTCTTCTAACTTAGGTCAGACATCTGACTCTGGTCTGGAAGCAGCATACACCTATGACTTCTTCGGTATTTTCCCAACTAATATCAGTGCTATCGACCTTTCATACGATACTGCTGATACGATTGAAGAATTCACTGTTGAATTCCAAGTCGATTATTGGGCACCTAAGGGTGTTAATGATACAATTGACGGAGCTCCTGGCGCAGGTGGTTGATAATTTTGTCCCTAAATAGTAGGGCCAAATAAATTTGTAATAATGTCGGGTAAGTTATTTGGGTTCTCGATAGAGGACACAGAACCACTATCTCCATCAGCGGTCAGTCCCGTTCCTCCTAATAATGAGGATGGGTCTGACCACTACATGAGTAGTGGTTTTTTTGGTTCTTATGTAGACATCGAAGGTGTATATCGCACTGAATTTGATCTCATCAAAAGATATCGTGAAATGGCACTTCATCCAGAGACGGATAGTGCTATTGAAGATATTGTTAACGAAGCTGTTGTTTCAGACTCCAACGATAGTCCAGTAGAGATTGAACTTTCAAATCTTAATGCTAGTGATGGTATTAAGAGCAAGATTCGTAAAGAGTTTAAGTACATTCTTGATCTTTTAGATTTTGATAAAAAAGCGCACGAAATTTATAGAAACTGGTATATTGACGGGCGTATTTACTATCATAAAATTATCGACTTAAAGAAACCCGAAGACGGTATTCAAGAGTTGCGTTATATTGACGCTATGAAGATGCGTTATGTAAGGCAGCAAAAGAAGAAACCAAACGATGGAAAAAATAATCAATTAGTAAATCTTAGAAGTAATGATCCTATGGATTATGACTTTCCTGAGATCGAAGAATATTTCATCTATAATCCAAAATCTCAATATCCAACTGGCAACCCATCAGCAACCGGTGCAAGTCAAGGAATTAAAATTGCAAGAGATGCAATCACGTATTGTACATCTGGTCTTGTAGATCGTAACAAAGGATCAACGCTTTCGTATCTTCATAAAGCCATTAAATCCATCAATCAACTTAGAATGATTGAGGATTCACTGGTCATCTATAGATTGTCCCGTGCTCCAGAGCGTAGAATCTTTTACATCGATGTTGGTAATCTGCCTAAGATGAAGGCAGAGCAATATCTACGTGATGTGATGATGCGTTATCGCAACAAACTAGTATACGATGCAAACACAGGAGAAATCCGTGATGACAAAAAATCCATGGCGATGCTTGAAGACTTCTGGCTTCCCAGGCGTGAGGGTGGAAGAGGAACTGAAATCACCACTCTCCCTGGCGGACAAAACCTGGGCGAAATCACTGATATTGAGTATTTTAAAAAGAAACTCTACCGTTCACTTAACGTCCCTCCATCTAGAATGGATGGAGAAGGTGGGTTTAACTTGGGGAGATCTTCTGAGATCTTAAGAGATGAACTTAAGTTTACCAAGTTTGTTTCTCGTTTAAGAAAGAGATTCTCCAACATGTTTAATGACATGCTGAAGACCCAATTGATCCTAAAGAATGTAATTACTCCTGAAGATTGGGAGGTTATGAGTGAGCATATTCAGTATGATTTCCTTTATGATAATCACTTCTCTGAACTGAAAGAAGCAGAGTTGATGAATGAAAGATTGACTCTAGCTGCAACTGCAGAACCATATATTGGTAAGTATTACTCACAAGATTATGTTCGCCGTAAGATTCTGCGTCAAACTGATGTGGAAATTATTGAACAGGATAAATTGATTGAGGATGAAATCAAAAAAGGTATCATTCCTGATCCAAGTATACCTGTAGATCCTGAAACTGGGCAACCTTTGGATGCAGCAACTATGGATTTAGGAAAACCTCAAATGGAACCTGATATTGATGGATCTTCGACTGAAGCACCAGAGATGCCCAAGGGTGGTGAAATATAAATATATCTAGTTGTTTACTATACAATTAAATGGATGACCTTTTAGATATGATTATTGCGGATGAGTCACCATCTCAAATCAGTGATGCACTTAAAGATGTTCTTTATGCAAAATCAGCTGAGAGAGTTGATGCATTTCGCCCTATGGTAGCTAATGCTTCTTTTGGTGGAGAAGATATTGAAGTCGAAACCGAGATCGAAGTTGATGATGAATCTATTGAAACCACAGATGGTGTCTGATAATTATAAATAACTCATATTAGGAATTTATAAGAAAATGGCTACCAGAGCATTAGTACTTGGTAATGAGATTGCAGTTCCAACTGTAGCGGGATCAGCAACTTCTTTTACACAGGCAACTGTGATCAGAGTTGTTAATGTTTCTGGGAGCAGTGGAACCATCGGAGTATGTACCGTTGTTGGTGCTGCCACTACTAACTTTATAACTGTTCCAGATGGAACTGTTGAATATGTTGAAAAAAAATCAACCGATGTTTGTTATGGTACAGGAACTTTAAGAGCTGCAAAAGTAGGATTCACAGGTTAATCAAATGAAACTTATCAGGGAAGAAATAGAATCAGTAGAGTTTCTTGTCGAACAAAAGAACGGCAAGAAATCTATGTATATTGAGGGAGTTTTCCTTCAGGGTAACATCAAGAACCGTAATGGTCGTATGTATCCTATGGAAACTCTACGCCGTGAGGTTGGTCGTTATAATGAGTCGAATGTTCAGTCTGGTAGAGCACTCGGTGAACTTGGTCATCCTGATGGTCCTACCGTTAATCTCGATAGAGTCTCCCATAAAATCGTATCTCTGAAAGAGAGTGGATCCAACTTTGTTGGAAAAGCAAAGATTTTAAATACACCTATGGGTAAAATTGCATCTGCTTTGATAGAAGATGGCGTAAAACTCGGTGTTTCATCTCGTGGTATTGGTTCATTAAAGCAGACCCGTGAGGGTGTTAACATAGTCGGTGACGATTTTATGTTAGCAACTGCTGCTGATATCGTTGCTGATCCTTCTGCACCTGATGCTTTCGTTGAAGGCATTATGGAAGGTAAGGATTGGGTATGGGATGGAGGCATTCTTCGTGAGAAGTATGTAGAAAAAACTTACAGAGAAATCAACACTCTTGTAACTCAGAAACAACTTGACGAGAAAAAGTTAAATTTATTTAATGATTTCCTTGCGAATCTTTAGTTTTATAAATAAATATAGTTTTAATACGGAAACAAACGGAGAGTTAAAATGTCTCGTGGCAAAAAATTACAAGAAATGGAAGTAAAGACACAGCAATCCCGCACCGCTGTTAATGCTGGGGCAAAACCTGCCGATCCCATGCCTAAAATGGGAGATCCAGGTACTCAGTTAGCAGGTGTGGAGGATCTTGGTGGTCCTACCCCAGAAAACTACAAACCCGATGATGATTCAGCTAAGCTGAAGACTCCAGGAGGAACCCTTAAGCAAGTTAAGGATGTAGTAACTAAAGGAGCAAAAGCTGCAGACCCCATGAAAGGTATGAAGGAAGAAGAAGAACTCTCCACCGAAGAGACCATCGAAGAGGAAGAAGTTTCCACTGAAGATGTTGTCGCTGAGGAAGAATCCGTAGAAAAAACTGCAGAATACGACATCGAAGAGGACGTTAACGCTCTCCTCGGTGGCGAAGATCTCTCTGAAGAGTTCAAAAACAAAGCAAAAACCATCTTTGAAGCAGCAATTAATGCAAAGGTTGCTGAAGTCAAAGAAGGACTAGAAGCACAATACCAAGATAAGCTCGCTGAGGAAATCGAAGCAGCAAAAGAGTCACTCGCTGAACGTGTTGATTCTTATCTTGAGTATGTTGCTGACGAGTGGTTTGAAGAAAACGCACTCGCAGTAGAAGCCGGTCTCAAGACTGAGATGACCGAATCATTCCTTGAAGGAATGAAGGGTCTTTTTGAAGAACATTATGTATCAATTCCTGAAGATAAGTATGATGTGCTTGAGAGCATGGTAGAAAAATTAGATGATATGGAGACAAAACTCAACGAGCAAATTGAGAAGAATATCTCCCTCAACGGTCGTCTCTCAGAGGCAACTGCTGATGGAATCCTGGATCAAGTCTCTGAAGGTCTAGCGCAGACTCAGAAAGAGAAGCTCGCCTCACTTTCCGAAAGTGTAGAGTTTGAAAGTGAAGCACAATATCGTGAAAAGCTGGAAACACTCAAGGAGTCGTATTTCAACTCCAGGAAAGAGTCTTCCGCTGCTAAGACCGAAACCCTCTCTGAGGGTGTAGATCACTCTGGATCAGAGTCTCACTCTGATACCATGGCTGCATACCTGAGAACTCTCGGTTCTTTTAGCAAGAACAACTGAATTTAACATTAAATCAAACGTAAACATTACCCTTTAAAGCAAATGTTCCAATCTGAACATCTGCAGGAAAAGTGGGCACCTCTCCTCAATCATGAGGGTCTTGATTCAATCAAAGACAATCACAAGAGAGCAGTGACCGCAGTCCTGTTAGAAAACCAAGAAAAATTCCTCCGTGAGCAATCCTCCTTCGAGCAAGGTGGAATGCTTACTGAGCAACCAACCAACCAAGTAGGAAACGGTGGATTCACCGGTTCCGCAACCGCAACAGGACCTGTTGCTGGTTTCGACCCCGTACTGATCTCCTTGATCAGACGCTCCATGCCTAACTTGGTCGCATATGACCTGGCTGGCGTCCAACCTATGAGTGGACCTACTGGACTCATCTTCGCGATGCGTTCCCGCTACACCAACCAGTCTGGCACCGAAGCATTCTTCGATGAAGCAGATACCGCATTCTCTGGACAACCTAAGGGTCTTGATGATGCTAATGGTTTCAGTGGTGCTGCTGCTGGTTTAGGTACTACTTCACAGACAGGTACTAACCCTTCAGTCCTTAACCCAACCGGTAGTGCAGATAAGACTGCATACAACGTCGGTCAGGGTATGCGTACCGACTCCGCCGAATCACTCGACGGAACAGGTGCTAACGCATTCAACCAGATGGCATTCTCGATCGAGAAAGTCACTGTAACCGCTAAGTCCAGAGCACTCAAAGCAGAGTACTCCTTGGAACTGGCACAAGACCTTAAGGCAATCCACGGTCTGAACGCTGAAGCAGAACTTGCTAACATCCTCTCTACTGAAATCCTTGCGGAAATCAACAGAGAAGTCATCAGAACCATCTATAAGGTTGCTGAACCAGGTGCTGCTGCTAACACCGCTACTGCTGGTGAGTTTGACCTGGACATCGACTCCAACGGACGTTGGTCTGTTGAGAAGTTCAAGGGTCTTCTTTTCCAAATCGAGAGAGATGCGAACGCAATCGCACAAAGAACTCGTCGCGGGAAGGGCAACATCATCATGTGTTCTGCTGACGTAGCGTCTGCACTGACCATGGCTGGTGTGCTCGATTACACCCCTGCACTCAACGCTAACCTGAACGTTGATGACACCGGTAACACCTTCGCTGGTGTTCTCCAAGGTAAGTATCGTGTATACATCGATCCTTATTCGGCAAACGTCGCTGCTAACCAATACTACGTTGTTGGTTACAAAGGTTCTTCACCTTACGACGCAGGTATGTTCTACTGCCCATACGTTCCCCTTCAGATGGTTCGTGCCGTTGGCGAGAACAGCTTCCAACCAAAAATTGGATTCAAGACCCGCTACGGTATCATCGCAAACCCATTTGCACAGGGTACTTCCCAGGGATCTGGTGCTCTTACGAGCAACAGCAACCGCTACTACCGTCGCGTTACTGTCAAGAACCTTATGTGATCCATTTTCACAAGGTTATACTGGAGGGTCTTCGGACCCTCTTTTTTTGTCTAAATAAGCATGTAGAGAACTAAGTAAGATGCCTTTTCATATTAAAACCTCAAGCGTTTTGAATCCAACTATTGGTGATGTATATTATAAGGGTGGTAATGCTTGGACCGATCTGTACGATGACAGAAAAGTCTATGTAAACGAAGCAGATGCTAATGCGGATAAAGCAACCACTGTTACCAAGAATGGTGTAACTTACACTCCGAAGCATTTTGCCAACGCCACTATTGTTAGTGAATAATTATGGCTGCTAGAGACGGTATATCTGACACTAGATTTGGAACTCCTATTTTAAATAGGAACTTTCTATCACCCACTGGATTTAAATTTGCTCTTAAGAGAAGTCCAGGGGTTGCTTTCTTCTGTAATCAGGCAAACATACCATCTCTGGATCTTGGTATTGCAGTTCAACCATCTTACCTCAAGGACGTTGATGTCCCTGGAGATAAGATTCAGTTTGGAGATTTAACACTAAGATTCTTGGTTGATGAGGATCTTACAAACTATATGGAACTGCAAAAGTGGATCCGTGGACTTGGTTATCCAGAATCAGAAAAAGATATTAGAGATTTTCAAAGACTTGGAAGGGGTGATGTTGGTGGAGCATACACCAGAGAAGGATTAAACATCTATTCAGATGCTACACTACAAATCCTCAGCAATAACCTTGTTCCTAAATTTCAAGTTACTTTTAAAGATGTATTTCCATATACACTATCAACTGTTACTTTTGATGCAACTGATACAGATATCGAGTACTTTACAGCAGACGTAAGTTTCAAGTATACTATCTATGATATAATAGATATGAGTGGCAATCCTTTATGATCGACCTTGATGCACTTCAAGGAATGTGGGAAAAAGATTCTAAGATTGATATGGATAACCTCCATACAGAGTCCACGAATGTTCCCACTCTCCATGCGAAGTACTTTGAATTATATAATACCATCTTTCTTATGAGAAAGAAAGCAGAGCAACAAAGAAAGAATATCAGACACGAACGATATGAATACTTCAGTGGTAAAGCTGACCCTGATGTGTACATAGATAATCCTTTTCCCAAAAAAATTCGTGACAAAGATACGATGCAAAAGTATCTTGACGCTGACGAAAAATTGTCTACAGTATGTTTGAAAATAGACTACTATGATACGATGTTAGTATACATCGAAAGTATTCTAAAACAAATTACTAATCGCACATATCAAATCAAAAACGCAATAGAGTTTATGAGATTTAATTCAGGATTGGGATGAAAAAATTATCCATCATAGGTGCAGGATCTGCTGGTTTACTCTCCGCAGTTCAAGGATATTATGCATTTGTTAATAGACCTGATTGGGAAGTAGAACTTATTCATGATCCTAATGTACCGCCAGAGAAGGTGGGGCAAGGAACTGTTCCTGGAATAATGAATTTATTATCTACAGTCTTTGATGTTGATTGGGCAGACAATCCATTTGAAGCCACGATAAAGCATGGAATTATGTATAAAAACTGGGGAAAGAAGAAAGACAAATTCTTTCATCCTTTTGGTATGGGTTATTCTGCAGCGCACTATGATGTAAATAAGTTTAGAGAGTTTATTCTTTCGTCAAACAAATTTAAAGTAATAGAAAAAAATATAAAAGATTATAATGATGTAGATTCGGATTACATTATTGATTGTTCTGGTAAACCAACATCTTTCGATAACTATACCACGCTAACTAATCCGATTAACTCTGTATTGCTGGGTAGATCTGAAAAAGAAGATAACCTTCACTGGACAGATTGTGTTGCTACTCCAGATGGATGGTGTTTCAGAATTCCAAATATAGATTCTGTTTCTCATGGATATCTCTTCAATAAAGATATAACAACAGTAGAGCAAGCAAGAGAAAACTTTAGAGATATATTTGGAATTGATTCTACTGATAATTTAAATTTTTCAAATTACATATCCAATCAATTTATAATTGACGATAGAATTTTTTTAAATGGTAATAAATTAATGTTTATAGAACCTTTAGAAGCAAACTCAAATCCAGCATATGTACAGGCAACTAACAGATATTTGAGTTATATGTTAGGAGGAATGTCTAAGAAGCAAACGTATGATGAAATATTTTCGTACATAATTAAAATCCAAAATTATTTACTATGGTTGTATCAGTCTGGATCTAAATATAACACCCCTTTTTGGGACTATGCAACCTCATTAGAGTTTGATGATACTTTATTTGATGCATTAGTCAACGTGTGTAGCAATAGATCTATGGAATCTGTATGGTCTTTGATAGATAATGAATCTGTTCCTGAAAAATATGGTCAGTGGGATTTATCAAGTTTCAAAACATGGATACAAAACACTAAATAATCAGATGGAAAACGAAGAGCAGTATTATCAATTAGAACTGCCAATTCAAGCAGTTCGTATTATCCATACTGGGTTATCGCAGGCCTGTCAAAAATGGTCCGGTGGTCCTCCACATGAGCAAGAAGATTTATTTGCTATGCGTGATCACTTCTATAGAATCATGCTAGAACATAGGTTTAGCAATATGTAATAAATATTCGTAGATGAATGGATCTACGTGATTGACACTAGTGTAAATCTTGTTATATCAAAATCCAACGAAGTATTTCTTAAAATTAATACTGAACCTCATATAGAATATGAACTTAGAGATCACTTTAAGTTTGAGGTTCCTAATGCAAAATTTATGCCACAGTATCGTGGTAGAAACTGGAACGGAGAGATACATCTCTTTGATATGCGTTCCAAGCAAATCTATGTCGGTCTGTTAGATAAGATTGTATCTTTCTGTGAGAACTACGGATACAGTTACAAGTTTGAAGATAATAAATTCTACGGAACTCCTTATGAGGAGAATGAATTTATTTCTTTTGAGGGAGTAAAGGATTATATAAAATCTATTTCGGTCCACGAGCCACGACAATACCAAGTCGAGGGAGTATTCGATGCTCTAAAACACAACCGAAGACTATTGATATCTCCCACTGCGTCAGGCAAATCTCTGATGATTTATTCATTAGCAAGATATTACGCTGAGCATGGGAAAAATATTCTGGTAGTTGTTCCCACGACCAGTCTGGTAGAGCAGATGTATAAGGACTTTGAGGAATATGGCTGGGACGTTGAGACCCACTGCCATAAAATCTATAGTGGTCGTGAGAAGAATGATACTCGTCCAATTGTCATAACAACATGGCAATCTATCTATAAGTTAGAAAGAAGTTGGTTTGAAAGATTTGAAGTTGTGATCGGTGATGAAGCACATTTATTCAAGTCTAAGTCACTAATACAGATCATGACCAAGTTGCATCATGCAAAGTATAGATTTGGATTTACTGGAACTTTAGATGGCACACAGACGCACAAGTGGGTGTTAGAGGGACTGTTTGGACCATCATATAAAGTAACAAGAACTGATGAGTTGATGAGACAGGGACATTTATCTCAGTTAGATATTCAGTGCCTTGTTCTTAAACATGCGCCACAGACGTTTGAAACATACAACGATGAGATTGAATATCTTATCTCTCACGAACAACGTAATAGGTTTATTAAAAATCTTGCATTAGATCTAAAAGGCAATTCACTTATCCTTTATGCAAGAGTTGAAGCTCATGGACAGGTACTCTACGATCAGATAAATAAAGACAAGCGAGATGACCGTAAGGTATTTTTTGTACATGGTGGCATAGATGCAGAAGAGAGGGAATTAGTAAGAGAGATTACAGAACGAGAAAACAACGCTATCATCGTTGCCTCCTATGGAACTTTTAGTACAGGTATCAATATTAAAAAACTCCATAATGTTATCTTTGCCTCTCCAAGTAAGTCCAGAATCCGCAATCTTCAAAGTATTGGACGAGTTCTTAGAAAAGGAAAAGATAAAGTAAAAGCAACTCTGTACGATATATCAGATGATTGCTCTACAAAAAACAGAAGAAACTACACACTCAATCATTTTATAGAAAGAATTAAAACATATAATGAAGAAAACTTTAACTATGAAATAATCACTATTCAATTAAAGATATGATAGAAGACGATTTTTACTGCACAGTTAAATTAAAATCAGGTGAAGAAATCTTTGCCAAAATAGCTGCTTCCGAAGAGGAGGATAGAACCATGCTTTTGGTTTCTCATCCTATCATCGTAAATGAAATTAAAGGAAGAATGGGAGTAGTAGGATACAAAATTGAACCATGGTTAAAGACAACCACTGATGATATGTTTATTGTTAATCTATCTGACGTACTTACTCTATCAGAATCATCTGATATTGATATGATTATGATGTACCAAGATTACATTCGATCATCTGAATCTAATAAAAACTCAACAAATCAATCAATCATCGATCGTAAGATGGGTCGTCTAGGAAATGTAAATGATGTAAAAGAAATCCTAGAGAAGATCTATAACAAAACTCAAGAGTAATATAGCCTCCTTATCAAACCCCACAAAGGTATTCTATCTGGTATTTGAAATGTGTCAAGTCCTCTTGTCACTTTAGCATTAAGGTGATATAATCTATACATATTATGAGATAAACTTATGATACCAAATATGACCAAACGAAAAAGGTCTGAACACTACGTTAACAATAAGGAATTTCTCGCCGCACTGATTGAATATCGTAATGATGTTGAAAATGCATTCATTAAGAAGTATGGTAGAATTCCTGAGAAAGCTGATCGTGCTACAAGATGGGATACAAAACCACCAATTCCACGCTATATTGGTGAGTGTTTCTTGAAGATTGCAAATCATCTATCATTCAAACCAAACTTCGTCAACTACATGTTCAAAGAGGACATGATCTCTGACGGAATTGAGAACTGTGTTCAGTACATACATAACTTTAACCCAGAGAAATCCCAGAATCCCTTTGCGTATTTCACTCAGATTATTCATTACGCTTTTCTGCGTCGTATTCAGCGAGAGAAAAGACAGTTAGAAATCAAGAATAAGATTATTGAAAAGTCTGGGTACAGTGAGGTGTTTGATGATAACAATACCCTTGACGGATCAAACTATTCCGACTACAATCAAATCAAAGATAACGTTCATTCCAAACTGCGTGGTTAATGAAAGTAAGGTCTTACTGCGACGTTGTAGTTGGTAATTACCCTGATGCAAAAAGTTTTGCTGAAGAATTAAAACCAATACTAGAAAACGAAACAATCACAGTAGGACATACTAATGTCAAAGCTACGATTCATACCGTTTGGAATTATCTACCAGATCACCCTGAGGTGATAAATTTTAAAAAATTTATTACTAAAGAAGTTGATAAACATTTTAATCCTCTAGGAATAGAAGGAGAGAAAGCAAATGTTGTTCAAAATGAATTTTGGGGAAATGTATACACTAAAGGTGATTATGCACAATCCCATCATCACATTCCAAATTCAATTTCTTTAGTATATTTTTTAAAGGCAAAATGGTACGATTCTCCACTCGTCTTTTCTGATTTCAACGAAAAGGTAGAACCAGAAGAAGGTAAATATGTTTTGTTTCCTTCTCACATTCATCATCATGTTCCAATACATAAGTTTGAACACAAAAGAATAACGTTGTCCTCAAACTTTGTAATTTGTATGCCTCACCTTTCTCATCTTTACGAATGAAAATTGCAATCATCACCGATCAACACTTTGGGGCTCGTAAGAATTCAAAGTTGTTTCATGATTACTTTCTAAAGTTTTATAATGATGTCTTTTTTCCATATCTAGAAGAGAATGGCATCACTACCATCGTTGATATGGGTGATACTTTTGACAGTCGTAAAGGTATTGATTTTTCTGCTCTAGCATGGGCAAAAGATAATTATTATGATCGCCTTAAAAGTATGGGCATTAAAATCCATACTATTGTAGGTAATCATACAGCATATTACAAAAATACTAATGAAGTAAATGCAGTTGATCTTCTGCTTCGTGAATATAGTAATGTAATTGTTTACTCTGAAACTGTTGAAGTTAAACTGGATAAACTGAAGGTATTGTTTATTCCGTGGATCAATAAAGAAAATGAAGAAAGCACTTTTAAACTCATTAAAGGTTCAACTTGCAAGTGTGCGATGGGGCACCTTGAGCTCAACGGATTTAGAGCTCATAGAGGGTGCGTCATGGATCATGGTCATGCAAGCGAACTATATTCAGAGTTCGAGAAGGTCTTCTCCGGTCACTATCACACTCGATCGGATGATGGACGAATCTATTACTTGGGCAATCCCTATGAGATGTTCTGGAACGATGTCGATGATCGGAGAGGATTCTCCATCTTTGATACAGAAACTCTTGAACATTTTCACGTAGATAATCCTTATCGCATCTTCTACAATATCTACTACGAAGATACTCCACATCAACTCTTTGATGCGAGTGAGTATGAAAATAAAATTGTAAAGGTTATTGTTCGCAAAAAAACTAATACAAAGAACTTTGAGAAGTTTGTTGATAAAATTACTGATGTAGCTGCAGATATTAAAATTGTAGAAAACTTTGATTTAAACGATCCTGAAGAGTTTGAAGTTTTTGAATCTGAAGATACTATCTCTATTTTGAATAGGTACATCGAGGAGGCAGAAATTGAACTTGATAAGTCTAGAGTACAAAATATTATGAGACAAACTTATCAAGAGGCATGTGAGTTGATTTGAGATGTATATTTTAACAATTTATGGAAAAGAAACGGATGGCGCATATTCGGTAACTGATGAGGAAGGTGATCAAATTTTATATTTGTTCAAAGGCGAAGACGATGCGATGAGGTATGCTATGATGTTGGAGGACGGTGGAAGTCCAGAAATGCATGTCATAGAAATTGAAGATGATATAATGATTAAAACTTGCGAGTTGCATGACTATAAGTATGCAATCATAACTGAAAACGATCTTGTAATTCCTCCCGAAACTACACATGATTTTATTTGAGAAAATTCGTTGGAAAAATTTTCTATCCACTGGTAATCAGTATACTGAGATAGGATTTACACAACACCCAACAAATCTGATTATTGGAACTAATGGAGCTGGCAAGAGCACTTTACTTGATGCTCTCACCTTTTCTCTGTTTGGGAAACCATTTCGTAAAATCAACAAACCTCAACTAGTCAATTCAGTCAACGAGAAGGACTGTATTGTTGAGGTAGAGTTTTCTATTGGGAATACTGATTGGAAAGTTGTTCGTGGTATCAAACCAAATGTTTTTGAGGTGCATCGTGATGGCACTCTTCTAGATCAGTCTGCAGCTGCACTTGATCAGCAGAAGTGGTTTGAGCAAAACGTCATCAAGATGAACTATAAATCTTTTACTCAAATTGTAATTCTTGGTAGTAGCACGTTTGTTCCTTTTATGCAACTGACTGCTACAAATCGTAGAGATGTGATTGAGGATCTTCTTGATATTCGTATCTTCTCCTCTATGAATAATCTGATGAAGGATAAGATTCGTCAGGTCAAAGAGGATATTAAAGTTTTAGATCTTAAGAAAGAATCTTTGAGCGATAAAGTTAAGATGCAAACTAACTTTATTGAAGAGATTGAGAATAAGAGTCAGGAAGATATTGCCATCAAAGAAAAGAATATTGGTTATATCTTGAATGAAGAGAACAATTTGATGAATCATGGCGAGAGACTGAATGAGGAACTCATTTCTCTTGAAAAGAAACTTGAAAAGTATTCTGGAGCTACAGAGAAACTCCGTACACTGGGTAATCTGAAAGGTAAGATCTCTAATAAGGTAGCGACGATTACGAAGGAGCATAAATTCTTCACACAAAATACGGTTTGTCCTACCTGTGATCAAGCGATTGAAGAGACCTTCAGAATAAATAGAATTACCGACGCTCAAAATAAAGCAAAAGAGTTGCAATCCGGTTATAAAGAACTGGAACAGGCGATTAATAAGGAAGAAGAGCGAGAGCGTCAATTCACCACTCTATCGAAGGAGATTACTACCCTAACACATGGCATTTCTCAAAACAATATTAAGATCGCTGGATGTCAACGACAGGTCAGAGATCTGGAATCGGAAATTCAAAGAGTTACCGATAACCTTGCAAATAGAACTACTGAGAATGACAAGTTAGCAACCTTCAAGGATAATCTAAAAACTACATACGACGAACTCGTTCAACGTAAGGACACGATCAACTATTACGATTTTTCGTATAGTTTACTTAAAGACGGTGGAGTCAAATCTAAAATCATCAAGAAGTATTTGCCGCTGATAAATCAGCAAGTCAATAAGTACTTGCAACTTATGGACTTCTATATTAACTTCTCTCTTGATGAGGAATTTAACGAAACCGTCCAGTCCCCAATTCACGACAATTTTTCTTATTCTTCTTTCAGCGAGGGAGAGAAGATGAGAATCGACCTGGCCCTACTCTTCACTTGGCGTGAAGTGGCACGGATGAAGAATTCTGTAAATACAAATCTACTTATTATGGATGAAGTGTTTGACAGTTCTCTTGACGGATTTGGAACAGAAGAATTTTTAAAGATCATTCGGTTCGTTATCAAGGATGCGAATATCTTTGTTATCTCTCATAAGGAATCTTTGCACGATAAGTTTGCAGATGTGATTCGATTTGATAAGGTGAAAGGATTTAGTAGGATGGTTTGATGCCGACATTTGTACATAAGGAAACGGGAAAGAAAATATTCTTCGCGCATATTCCTAGAACAGCAGGAAGATTTGTAGAAGCTAATCTGTTAGAAAATGGGTTTGATTGGGGTGATAGTCACCTTGATACTGGGTTAGGCGTGATGTCTGTTGTGAATAATATTGAGATAGCACACTATCATCGCAAGTATTATCAAAAGTATTTGAATGTAGAAGAAGATACCCCTCAGTTCTCTATTGTTAGAAATCCTCTCACTCGATTTATTTCTGGCTCAATTTATCTAAAGAGAACATACGGTAACGATATACAATCGCAGATGGAAGATCCTATGTTGTTTGGGTCGATGATACAAAATCTTCCTTTTGAAGGATCATGGAATTGGTATCGACCACAAGTAGATTTCTTGAGCAATCAAACTCACATTTGGAAATTTGAAAATAAGATTGGAGATGAGTTTGCTGTTTGGTTAAGTGATATCATCGGCATTAATTTAAAGTTTGATGATAAGGTAGAGTATCCAAAATCTCATGATGAAGGAAATAAATTAAAGATGTCTCCTGCTTTGGAGGTAAATATTAGAGGTGCCTATAATAAAGACTTTGAAGTATTGTATCAAAATAGATAAAACATATTAAATATAACGCTAACTTCATTAAGTTAGCATACGCTGACTATATAATATAGAATTGAGAGAGAATCTTATGTAACGAAAGTCTCGTTGTTATTTCTCGATTGTATTATTAGGAGACATTATGCACAATCTCATTTCACACAATCAATTAGCGGGTTGGAAACTAAGCGTTGAACGGTTGAATCATACATTAGACAAAGCGATGGATGAATCAGATGTTTTAAACGATTACTATAACTGTTTAATTGAGTGTGATGATGATCAGTCTACCTGTAAACGAGTTTGTAGGAGCATTCTTTCATAACCAACCATAGACACTTAAGAAACTGTCACTGAGGGCCCTCACCGAAAGGTGGGGGTTTAGTATTATGGGTACATACAAGAGAAACCACCATGGCAGTCAAGCACGAAATCAAATCCCAACTTGCTAAACTGCTTGCTACTGAAGACTTGATCGTGGAGCACAAGCAAGTGCAGACCGCTTGCTTCAACGTCCACACCCGTGTCCTGACCCTTCCTATGTGGGAGAAGGCAAGCAACACCGTCTATGACCTGCTGGTGGGACATGAGGTTGGCCATGCACTCTTTACTCCTGATGAGAACTGGTTAGAGAAGGTTGCAGTTCCTCCCCAGTTTGTGAACGTGGTTGAGGATGCGCGAATTGAGAAACTGATGAAGCGCAAATATGCCGGACTAGCAAAAACTTTCTACCATGGGTACAAGGAATTACAAGCAGAAGACTTTTTCTCTATATCTGACAGCAGTATTGCTGATCTTAATCTTGCTGATCGTGCAAATCTATACTTTAAGGTCGGTAATTTTGTAGATATTTCTTTTGATTCTGAAGAGAAAGTATTGATTCAGAAAATCGCAGATGTAGAAACATTTGATGATGCGTTAAGAGTTGCTGAAGAATTATATCTTTATTGTAAGAAAGAAAAAGAAGAGAAAGTAACTGATATGCCTATGCCACCTAATGAGATGGGTGGTGAATCTGAACAACCTGCAAATGAACCAGTACAGGAGCAGCAGGAATCTGCTGGAGAGGGTGCTGGTGACTTTATGACTCATGAGGAGATGCTTGAGGAAGCAGCACGTAGAGAGACTGGTGCTCCTCTTAAAGATGAACCAGAGGTGCAGACTGCTGATGCTCTAGAATCAAATCTGCAAGATCTTGTAGACACTGATAGTCGTGAGAATGTATACGTGGAGATCCCTAAAGTTGATCTGAAGTATATTATTGCCAAGAACGATGATATCCATAAAGATATTGATGCTTGGTTTAATCATCAGAAGAATAACTGTTCTCTAGGTATTTTTGAGATAGCTGATGAAGAGTTTGTTAAGTTCAAACGTAATGCACAGAAAGAAGTTAACTATCTGGTGAAAGAGTTTGAGTGTCGCAAGGCAGCAGATTCCTATGCCCGTGCTACCACTGCTCGTACAGGCATTCTTGATACTTCTAAACTGCATACCTACAAGTACAACGAAGATCTATTCAGGAAAGTCTCTGTGATTCCTGATGGTAAGAACCATGGACTGATCTTTGTTCTTGACTGGAGTGGTTCTATGAGCCGTGTGATGCTTGACACAATCAAGCAACTCTATAATCTGATCTGGTTCTGTAAGAAAGTCTCCATTCCTTTTGAGGTGTATGCTTTCACGAATGAGTGGAAGAAACCTGAAATCAATTATGAAACTAATGAACTTGTGAAATCTGCAGACTGGACTTCTTCTTATGTGAAGAAAGAAAATCTCCTTGCTGTTCATGAGCAGTTCTCTATGATGAATCTTCTGACCAGCAAAACAAATGGTAAGCAACTAGAACATCAGTTGATTAACATCTGGCGTATTGCAAAATCCTTCAGTAATTTCTACGGATCTCCTTATTCTGTTCCTACTCGTTTGGGTCTGTCTGGCACTCCTCTAAATGAAGCATTTGTGTGTCTTCACCAGATCCTTCCTCAGTTCCAGAAGCAGAACAAACTGCAGAAGGTTCAGTGTATTGCCTTGACCGATGGTGAAGCAAATCATCTTTGTCGCCATGTTGAAGTACAGCGTCGTTGGGAAGATGAACCTTACATGGGAACTCGTCAGTTGTCTGGTGGTGTTACTTTCCTTCGGGATCGTAAGACTGGCAATACCTACCAGGTTCCCTATGGTTATCACGGATTCTCTGACTTGATGCTACAGAATCTACGTGATAACTTTCCGTCTGTAAATTTTGTGGGTATTCGTGTTCTTGAGGGTCGCGATGCAAACCATTTCATGAAATTGTATTATGATCAGAATTCTAATGAGTTCCGTAAGATTCAAAGTGAATGGAAAAAGCAGAGGAGTTGTATTATTAAGACCTCTGGTTATCATGCATACTTTGCGATATCTGCTGCTTCTCTATCTCAAGATGCAGACTTTGAAGTTGATGATGGTGCAACCAAAGCAAAGATTAAGTCTGCATTCATCAAGTCTCTTAAGACTAAGAAACTAAATAAGAAGGTTCTTGGTGAATTTATTTCTCTAGTAGCATGACAAAAGAAAATTGGAGAGAAATTGCAAAGGCATCTGAAAAGGACCCTAAGGTGATTAAAATCCTTGAGGATGGTCCTAGATCTCTTGGTCAGGCATATCTACTCCAAGCCATGCGATACAAGTATGGACAGTCTGGAAAGTGACACGCGGGGGGTTTGAGACCTCCCTTTTTCGTTTATAATAACTTCAGTTCAAACAAACCACATGTCCCTCTCACCTGAGTTCATTCGCACTTCCCTTCAGGGATTGTATGGTGAGTCTGTTGCTGCTGCTGATATTCGTGCCTGGTGTGCTATGAATGGTGCGAACTATCAAACTGTCACCAACAAACTTACTGATTACAAAACTAGTCGTGGAAAGTGGAACTTGACCGTACAAGAAAAACTAGAGCAAACCTATCAGGCACCAACTGCTATGCCTGCCGTTGAACAAAACCTTATTCCTGCAAAAGATGATACCTTCGTCAGCTTTGGTAACTTCGCTGATGTTAAAAAGATTATTAAGTCCAATCTATTTTATCCTACGTTCATTACGGGTCTTTCAGGTAATGGTAAGACGTTCTCTGTGGAGCAAGCATGTGCTCAATTGGGTAGAGAACTTATCCGAGTCAACATTACAGTAGAAACCGATGAAGATGATCTTATTGGCGGTTTCCGTCTTGTTGGTGGAGAAACCGTTTGGCACAACGGACCAGTTATCGAAGCACTGCAACGGGGTGCTGTGCTGCTCCTTGATGAGATCGACCTTGCCTCAAACAAAATTCTCTGTCTTCAATCTATTCTCGAAGGAAAAGGAGTTTTCCTCAAGAAGATTGGCAAATGGGTTACTCCCGCAGAAGGTTTCCAAGTATTCGCAACCGCAAATACCAAAGGTAAAGGTTCCGACGATGGAAGATTCATCGGAACTAACGTGCTCAACGAAGCATTCCTTGAGCGATTCCCTGTGACCTTTGAGCAAGAGTATCCTGCTGCTGTCACAGAACAGAAGATCCTTGGTAAGATTTGTGAGGATGCAGATTTCTGTAAGCGTCTCTCTGACTGGGCTGACATCATCCGCAAGACCTTCTATGATGGTGGTATTGAGGAGATCATCAGCACCCGTCGTTTGGTCCATATCGTGAAGGCATACAGTATTTTTGGAGACAAGGCAAAGGCAATTCAAGTTTGTGTAAATCGTTTTGATGATGAGACAAAACAAGCATTCCTTGAATTGTATGATAAAGTTGACGCAGACTTCGTGATGCCCGTTGACGAAACCCCTACAATTTGATATAATTATGACGAACTCTTGGAGTCTACTTTACGATACGATGACTGAACATTCAAAGTATTATTATGATTATGATCGTAATGATCCAAACAGAGAAAACCCATTTGTAGAAGATCAAAGTTTTTGGGAAGAGGATGGATTTAGTTTGACTGGTAATCCGATGGCAGCTCAAGATACCATTTGTATGGGATCAGGATCTGATACGATTACCTTTGGTGCTGCTCAATCAGTTCCTATGGATTATCTCTCCCTTGGTGGCGAAGACCACATTACCTTTGATCTAACTATGGATAAAAAATCCGAATCTAATAATAGACAGAAGTATAGTGAAGATGTAATTATTAAAGAACTGAAAGACTATATCACTAGAACATATGACCAGCACTATTCTGCTGGAGATGATAAGATTCAAACCTTGGATCTTATTGAAGCTTGTGGTGATGGTGAGGCATTCTGTCGCAGCAACATCCTCAAGTATGCCTCTCGTTACGATAAGAAAGGCACTGCACGTCGTGACATTATGAAGATTCTGCATTATGCTGTGCTTCTGATGCATTTCAACGATAAGAATGCACAACGTGAAACCTACCCCCAGTGAAACTGAGACCTTCTAATACTATGAAACTGTCCGATAAAACTATCTCTGTCCTGAAGAACTTTTCTTCGATCAACCAATCGATTCTCTTTAAGGAGGGTAGTAAACTTCGCACTATTAGTGTGATGAAAAACATCCTTGCAGAGGCAACTGTTACTGAAGAGTTCATGAAGGATTTTGGTATCTATGATCTTAACCAATTCCTTAATGGTTTGAGTCTGCACTCTAGTCCTGAACTTGACTTCCAAAATGATGGATATGTGATGATCCGTGAAGGTAAATCACGTTCTAAGTATTTCTTTGCAGATCCTAACGTGATTGTTACTCCTCCTGAGAAAGACATTACTCTCCCTTCTGAAGATGTTTGCTTTGAAGTGAGCACCGATCAATTGGAGAAATTGCTTAAGGCATCGGCTGTGTACCAATTGCCAGATCTTTCTGCTGTTGGTGATAATGGTGTTGTTAAACTTGTTGTTCGCGACAAGAAGAATGATACCTCTAATGACTATGCTGTAGTCGTTGGTGAGACTGAAGCAACATTCTCTTTCAACTTCAAAGTTGAGAACATCAAAGTCCTTCCTGGAACTTATGAAGTGGTCGTGTCACAAAAACTTTTGTCACGATTTACCTCTAAGAACCATGATCTGACTTATTATATTGCTCTAGAGCCTGATTCTACTTTCGGATGAACATCTTTGTGACCTCTCCCAGTCCTTGGGAGTCTGCCAGGGTTCTCCCTGACAAGCACATCGTCAAGATGCCCCTAGAGACCTGTCAGATGCTTGCTATTGTATGCTCTGACAAGTGGGGTCATAACTTCGGCACTCTTCCTAGAGCAGATGGTACTCCCTATGCTACTGAGAAGGGTGCTTTTCGTAATCACCCTTGCACTATCTGGGCAAATGAGTTTGTGATTAACTGGCAGTGGCTTCTTGCTCATGGACTTGCTATGTGTGATGAGTATACTGCTCGTTATGGTAAGGTTCACACTTGCCAGAAGACGCTTCTAGCAGCAAAGGAGATACTTCCTACCGCAGACCCTCAAGGTCGCAGTGGAAAGGATACAACACCCTTTGTCTTTGCAGGACCTGATGAGTTCAAGTTAGATACTTCAATATCCATCTTTGAAAAATATAAGATGTATATTGCATCTAAACCATGGGTATGTGATAATTATCTTCGTATCCCAGATCGTAAACCTGAGTGGGTGTAATGAAACATATTCTTTTTACCTTGAAAGGATGTCCATTTGATTTACTTGATGATAAAGAGTTTATACGAATGGTTTTGTTCAGAGCATCAAAAGAATGCAAATCAACACTGCTTGATTTGACAGTACATAAGTTTGAACCACAAGGTGTAACTGGAATTGCTATGCTTGCTGAGAGTCATCTCAGCATCCATACTTGGCCAGAGAATGGCATGGCAGTTTGTGATGTCTTTACTTGTGGGGATACTGCTATACCTGAAAATGGTGTAGAATATATGAAAGAACAATTGAAGGCAACTGATATTGTGTCTCATGAATTTGTTCGACCTTTGGAATGATTATGCGTAATGAATTTTTGTGGGTAGAAAAATATCGCCCCAAAACTATTGAAGATTGTATTTTACCAACAAATATTAAGAAGACTTTCCTAGACTTCCTAGATAAAGGTGAGATACCTAACATGCTGCTCGCAGGTCCTGCAGGGTGTGGTAAAACAACTGTCGCTAAAGCACTCTGTAACCAACTAGGGGTAGATGTATATGTCATCAACGGATCCGATGAGGGACGCTTTCTTGATACGGTCAGAAATACTGCAAAGAATTTCGCTTCGACCGTCTCACTTCAAGCAACTGGCAAACACAAAGTCATCATCATCGATGAGGCTGATAACACAACAAACGACGTACAACTCTTACTTAGGGCGTTTACAGAGGAGTTTTCTGGAAACTGCAGATTCATCTTTACCTGCAATTTCAAAAACAAAATTATCGAACCTCTCCACAGCAGATGCGCCTGTATTGATTTTTCAACCAACTCCAAAAGCAAACCTCAACTTGCCGCCCTCTTCTTCAAAAGACTCCAAGAAATCTTGGCTACAGAATCTATTGAATATGATAACAAGGTCCTGGTAGAATTAATCAACAAACACTTCCCTGATTGGCGACGTGTTCTGAATGAATGCCAACGCTACTCTGTCAGTGGTAAAATTGACTCTGGTATTCTTGCAACCTTTAGTGATGTAAAAGTAAATGACCTGGTTAAGAAACTTAAGGAGAAAGATTTTCCCGAAGTACGTAAATGGGTTGTCAATAACCTGGACAACGATACTTCTGTCCTACTGCGTCGTATTTACGATGCTTGTTATGATTCCATGGTTCCGAATAGTATTCCTGCTGCTGTGCTTACTCTTGCTAAGTATCAGTATCAAATGGCGTTTGTGGCGGATCAAGAAATAAATATGCTTGCTTGTCTAACTGAAATTATGGTGGAGTGTGAATTCAAATGATTAATGTAAAACTGTTTCGTATTACTACTGGTGAAGAAGTGGTTGCAGAACTTGTTTCTGAAACTGATGATACTATAACCGTTCAGAATGGTTTAGTTGTTCTTCCTACAAATACTGGTGTGGGATTTGCACCATGGGCCACTGTGATTGATCAGGAAAATCCAGAGATTACAGTGTCTAAACACCATGTCGTTTATATTGCTCCTGTGCAAGAAGATGTGGCCAAACGCTATAATGAAATGTTTGGTAGCAAGTTAATTACACCTGATAAGAAAAAACTGATTGTCTGATTATGAAAAACCAAAAAGTAAAAGCACAAGTTAAATCTAAGTGGTACTACATTTTCTGGGGTACTGCCACTGTGTCAGTTGTTTTAGGTCAACTATATGTTGGCACTGGATATCGTTACATGTATAGTGGTATGCAAGAACTACTTAATAAAGTTGATGGAGTTCTTCTTCATACAACCCCTGATAATGAATCTAAATTTTATTGATGATCATATCTAATGATGATGCCGTTTGGGCCGCAGATGAATTCATCAAGTATTTCTCTCAGATGGGAAATATTGAGGACTATCTGCGTTTTGTGAAAAAAGAAGTAATCAAGTCTACAAGTTCTCTTGCACCACTTCATGATGAGTTCTTTAACGAGGACATTCATCCGCAAGAGATGGAGTTTGATATCAAGTTTGTTGGTGCCCGCTTTCAACACTCTCTGCCACAAGAACACTATGGCAATCTTTTGAGAGCAGTATCTTCTCATAATAATGAGAGCAACATTCCTGGCAGAGAACTGCGTTGGATGGTCTTTGAGAAGAAAACTCAAACTTGTCTTGGGTTTATTCGTTTTGGATCTCCTACTATCAACTCCAAACCAAGAAATATCTGGTTGGGTCAAGCACCTAACCTTTCAATCTTTAATCGCCATGCAGCCATGGGATTTGTGATCGTGCCATCTCAACCCTTTGGATACAATTACCTTGGAGGTAAACTCCTTGCGTTATTGTGCTGCTCACACTATGCCCGTGAGACGCTGAACCAGGTCTTTGAGAAGGACATCGCCCTGTTTGAAACCACGTCTCTCTACGGGTCTACCACCGATGCCTCACAGTATGATGGCCTTAAACCATTCATGAGGTATAAGGGACTGACTGAGAGTAAGTTCCTGCCTTTGCTCCATGATGAGGCATTCCATCGTCTTCATGATCGGTTTACTGTGTGGAATAACAACCAACCTTTGACTGACAAGAAAGCATCATCCAAGAAGATGAAGCGTCAAACAAAGATGATCTCTATCACTCGTAATTCTCTAAAGGAATATGGGATGGATGAGAAACTGGAGCAGTTCAATTCAGTGATAGAAACCGCACTGTCTCTCACTCAGAAGAAGAGAACTTACTTTTGCGAATATGGATATTCAAATGTCAAAGAAGTAATTCTTGGTAATCAAGATGAATTGGTTCGTGGTCCTAATTGGGACAAGTTCTACCTTGAGAATATTATTGTCTGGTGGAAGAAGAAAGCGACCAAGAGATATGAAAAACTTAAGGCAGAAGAAAGATTCAGAACAAAGGTCGAACTCTGGACTGACGATGATGAAATTCAAATTATTAGATAATGGAACTCAAAGACTGGTTAAATTCAATAAACTTTAATAAGGAAAATCTTATTAAAGACGACCCAGATATCGTTAAACAATATCCTCCATATATTATCAATCGTTGTTTATCTGGTCACATGGACTGTGTGATGTATGCAAATGAAATGAATAAGTATAACTTTCTTGATAAAGATATGCAATATTCGTTTTATCTAAATAGTCTGAGGAAACGAAAGAGGTTCTCTCCTTGGCTCCGAAAGGATAAAGTCCAGGATTTAGAATGTGTCAAACAATACTATGGTTATAGTAATGAGAAGGCATCTCAGGCTCTGAAAATTCTTACACAAGAACAGATTACTTTTATTAAACAACGACTTGATACTGGAGGAATGAAATGAGTACTATGGTTGAACCAACGGTACAGTGGTCACAAGATCAAATGGTGCAGGTGCTTCTAAGTGAACCTGATGACTTCCTAAAAGTTCGTGAGACACTGACACGCATCGGAGTTGCATCACGTAAGGAAAAGAAACTCTATCAGTCTTGTCATATCTTGCATAAGCAAGGTTTATACTACATCGTCCACTTCAAAGAGCTCTTTGCACTGGATGGAAAACATGCTAACCTTACTGTTAACGATGTACAGAGACGCAATCGTATTGCACGTCTTCTTGCTGACTGGGGATTAATCTCCATCGTAAAAGAAGAATCAGTTCTCGACATCGCTCCACTAAATCAAATCAAAGTTCTGGCTTATAAGGATAAGTCGGATTGGATTCTGGAGCAAAAGTATAATATAGGAAAAAAAGGTAAGCAACAAGAAAGTGAATGAAAACTATTGAACGTCATCGTTATAAAGACAAAGAGATATTTCAGACCAGAACATTAACTTATAATCCATATCCCATGACTGAGATCGAATCGGTCATGGGACTTATTGTTAGCAACCTAAAACCAGAAATGGTTAGTAAGAAATACCGTGAGGAGAATTTGACCAACCCCATGTTTGGCCACTGCTACCATTCCTCACAAGCCCTGTTTTATCTGATGGATACGAATGTCCTTGAGCAGAGAACTGCAATTGATTATCATGATGAAGCACACTGGTGGTTAGTTGATACTACTAATGAAAAAATTTATGATATCACCGATGATCAATACTATCATGTTGGTCAGACTCCACCATATGATGATGGGAAGAAAAAACCTTGGTATGGTTGGAAACAAAGACCCCATCAGAGGACGTTGGATCTGATGGTTCTGGTTCTTGGAGACAGATTGGCCCTTGACAAGATTACTGATCAACCTGTATAATATCCAAGTACATAGGTGAAGCACTCGCTTGCAGCGGACAAGACTTCACTATTAATTGCTACCCAGCAGGAGACGCACATGGCTGTTAAAGTCAGAAAGGGATTTGGTCCCCAAAAACAAGACATCGATCTGAACAAGTATGAAAATCGATGGTCTAAAGAAGAAATTCAGAGTCACTCCAAACGAGGAACGTTTATTCGGTTCGCTTTCCTTGATCTTAATAAGTTTGGCGGTGATCTCTTTCACGAAGAGTTGATCAACCTTGCTATTCGTGAAGATGGTAATCGTAGCAATACTGATAGAGGTATTGCATATTCTTTCAACACAAAGGGATGGAGCTATGATCCATTCCCTCCTATTGTTGATACTACATTTAAGGTAAAAGATGGTCGCACTCGCATCCGTGCTGCGATGCTTGCAGGATGCACTTTCATCGTGGTCGCAGTCTTTGCCTATCCTGATGAACAAGATCCTAAAACTGCTTTTGTTCAGTCTCTTTCTGAAGCTATTGTTGGTAACGATGACCTCATCAGTCGCCCCACTAAAACCGGTGACCTGTTTGAAGCTAGCGTTGCTGCCGTTACTGATGGTGGTGTTGAGCATGATAAAACTGCAATTGCAGATTTGCTCTTTAATGAATTTGAAGCACTGCGTTTTATCAAACAAGATGAAGTTGCTAACTTAGTAGAAGCAGTCTATGATGCTGTTCTGGGCGGACAACGTGCGGTTTGGATTCCTGATCGTGCCGATGTTCTTGCATATTTGAAAAAGTCTCCAGACATGCCTCAAGATGCTGCACTGGAAGATGAAGTTAGACTTGGAAAGAAACGAGTCTTCGTGTATGCTGCCCCTAGCAATACCAATCAGGGTCGTCTTTGGGGTATGATTGCAAAAGAAGTCCCCGAAGATTGTTATGTGGTGCTTTATACCACAAAGAAAGTCCCCTCTAAAATCAAAATGGGGTACAAAGATTTCATGGCATTTATTGAAATGCGATATCAAGAATGTTTTGAGATCGTAAATCGCACTGCATCTGCTACTGGATTCAATATCGATCTCAAACCTCCCACCAAACGTCCCTGGAAAGTGATAGGTGTTATTCCTCAAATGAATGACGAAACTCATGAGACTCTCCGTAGATCTCACCGTCTGATTCAGATTGAGGATTGTTGATAAATAAGACTGAGACCTTTCGTGCGGTCTCTACAAAAGTCGGAAACCCTATAAAGAGGTTCGGTAAATACCGTTCCTCTTTTTTTGTTTTTATGTTATAAATAAGTATGGATGCCTTCGGGGTCCACACAATCAAATCTCGCTTTCAAAGGAGAAGTAAAGATGGGAAACCTACAGAAGTTTCATGCAGCCGATTTACCAAAGTTGCTTGAGAAGATAAATAGGAATAGTATTGGTATGGATGATTACCTTAGCAGGGTGTTTGATCTTCACGAAACAACTGCTAGCTATCCTCCATACAACTTAGTGACAGTCAGTAATGTTGAGTCTAGACTGGAACTAGCACTAGCAGGATTTAAGAAAAAGCAAGTAAATGTCTACACGCAAGACGGAAAACTCTTTGTCGAAGGGCAAAGAGAAGATGGAGAAACTGGAACAGAATACGTCCATAGAGGAGTGGCTCAAAGATCATTCACTAGATCATGGACCCTCAGTGACGAGACGGAAGTTAGATCAGTTGAATTTGAGGATGGGTTGCTGAGTATCACACTCGGTAGAATTGTTCCCACTCATCATCAGAGGAAAGACTGGTTCTAAATACTATTGAATATCGTCGCCGCAGAGGGGCAACTGGCACAATCCAGTTGACGCCCCTCTTTTTTCTTGGTAGAATAGAAATGAAGAAAAACTGACTTATGACTATCAAATTACTGCTCTTGAAATCAGGTGAAGACATGATTGCCAGTGTGGCAGAGATGGGATATGGAGAAGGTGAAGACCGACGAGTGGTTGGATATTATCTCAACAAACCTTGCGTGATCAAGATGCGTGATCCTAACGTTCTTGATGATGTAAGTGAGGGACGTGGGCGCAAGGCTGGGTATGAGGTATCTCTCTTCCCTTGGATGCCACTGTCTGCCGAAGAGACCATCCCTGTTCCTTCTGACTGGGTTGTGACTATGGTGGAACCAACCATCAAACTAAAAGAAATGTACATCGAGGACATCGTAGACCATGGAAAAAACGATCAAAGCACTACTACTGACGACGGGTCAGATTCTGATAACTCAGATTAATGAAGTAGGGGCAGACATCGGAGAACCCGATTGTAAAATGACCAATCCTTTCTTGTTAAAGGATGACGGAACATTAGAACCCTGGTTACTAAATGTATCTCGTCAAGACGAATTTATGATTAGTTCTGATAAGATTATTACTCTTACAGAACCCATGCCCACCCTAGTTGAAAAGTACGAAGAACTCACTAAGTAATGCGTTTCTACACTAATGTTCAGTTGATTGGTAATCAGTTCCTCGTCCGGGGAGTTGAGAATGGTAGGAGGTATGAACATAGAGATGAATTCTTCCCTACCTTATTTGTGAAATCTAAGAGAGATTCAAAGTATAGAACATTAAGTGGAGAACCTGTAGAAGAGATTCATCCTGGTAGTGTTCGCGACTGTCGCGACTTCTACAAGAAGTATGATGAAGTTGATGGATTTGAGATCTATGGTAATGATCGATACATCTATCAATATATTTCTGAGAAGTATCCTGAAAATGAGATCAAGTTTGACATCAGCCAGATCAAACTGGTAACTCTTGATATTGAGACTACTGCAGAAAAAGGATTCCCTGATGTGGAGTCTGCATCAGAAGAGATTCTTGCAATTACAATTCAGGATTACACCACCAAACAGATTACTACTTGGGGTGTGAAACCGTTTATTAATAAACAGAAGAATGTTACTTATCATCACTGTACTTCTGAGCATCAACTGCTGAGCCATTTCATCAATTATTGGATGCAGGACGTTCCTGATGTTGTAACTGGTTGGAACATTCAACTGTTTGATATCCCATACATCTGTAAGCGACTTAACAGGGTGCTTGGAGAGAAGTTGATGAAGAGATTCTCCAACTGGGGTCTTGTGACCGAAGGAGAGGTTTTTATCAAGGGTAGGAAGCAGATCACCTTTGACGTTGGTGGACTCACTCAACTTGATTATCTTGATCTATACAGAAAGTTCACTTACAAAGCACAGGAATCTTATCGACTTGACTACATCGCAGAAGTAGAACTAGGACAGAAGAAACTGGATCACAGTGAGTTTGATACCTTCAAAGATTTCTATACTCACGGTTGGCAGAAGTTCATCGAGTATAACATCGTTGACGTAGAACTTGTTGACCGTTTGGAAGACAAGATGAAACTGATTGAACTTGCGTTGACCATGGCATATGATGCTAAGGTAAACTATGCTGATGTGTTCTATCAGGTCCGCATGTGGGACAACATTATCTACAACTATCTAAAGAAACGTGGCATCGTTATTCCACCAAAGATTCGTTCAGACAAAAATGAAAAGTATGCAGGAGCATATGTCAAGGAACCGATTCCTGGAAAGTATGATTGGGTTGTGTCTTTTGACCTTAACTCTCTCTACCCTCATCTTATCATGCAGTATAATATCTCCCCAGAAACCTTACTGGAAGAACGTCACCCCACGGCTACAGTTGATCGAATACTTAATGAAGAAATAAACTTTGAGTTGTATAAGGATAATGCTGTCTGTGCGAATGGTGCCATGTATCGCAAGGATGTTCGTGGGTTTCTACCAGAACTCATGGAGAAGATGTATGGCGACCGTGTAATCTTCAAGAAGAAGATGATTCAAGCAAAGAAAGATTATGAAAAAACTCCTACTAAGACTCTGGAGAAAGAGATTGCGCGATGCAATAATATTCAGATGGCTAAGAAGATTTCACTCAACTCTGCTTATGGTGCAATCGGTAATCAGTATTTTAGGTACTACAAATTGGCCAACGCGGAAGCGATTACGCTTTCTGGTCAAGTCTCTATCCGTTGGATTGAGAGTAAGATGAATGAGTATCTAAATAAACTGTTGCAAACAACCGAAGAGGATTACGTAATTGCATCTGACACAGATTCAATTTATCTTAATCTTGGACCTCTTGTTGATAAATTTTTTGCTTCTAAGTCTAGCGACAAAGCTGCAATTGTTTCCCTACTTAACAAGATCTGCGAAGAAAAATTTGAACCGTATATCGATCAGTGCTACCAGAATCTTGCGGACTATGTTTCGGCATACGACCAAAAGATGCAAATGAAACGTGAGAATATCGCTGACCGTGGCATCTGGACTGCGAAGAAACGATACATTCTCAACGTGTGGGATAGTGAGGGTGTTCGTTATGAAGATCCCAAACTTAAGATGATGGGTATTGAGGCAGTCAAATCATCCACTCCTGCTCCATGTAGAAAGATGATTAAGGATGCCTTGAAGTTGATGATGAGCGGCACTGAAGAAGATGTGATTGACTTTATAGATAAGTCTCGGACAGAGTTTAAGAAGTTGCCACCAGAGCAAATTTCTTTCCCGCGATCAGTTTCTGATGTTCAGAAATATAAATCCTCATCCGACATTTACATGAAGGGAACTCCCATTCACTGTCGCGGGGCTCTTCTGTTCAATCATTATATTAAAGAGAAGAAACTTACTAATAAGTATTCTTTAATACAAAATGGTGAAAAGATTAAATTCTGTTATCTTAAAAAACCAAACATTATTCATGAGAATATCATCTCATTTATTCAAGAGTTCCCTAAAGAACTCGACCTTGACAAGTACATCGACTATGATCTACAATTTGAAAAGTCCTTTGTCGAACCACTGAAAGCAATTCTTGATGCTATCGGTTGGAATGTCGAAAAAACTGTAAACCTAGAGCTATTTTTCTCCTAATGGACCTGCCTATTACTGATAAAGAACTTGCAACTATTGTAAGTGCTCTTCTTCTTGGAGGAGATACTTCTTTATATCAAAAACTCAAGAAGATTAAGGATATCCGTGATGCTAACCCAGGCGGACCTTACAAAAAAATTGCCCGTGAAGAATTTGGATTTGTATTGTAATGGATTTTTTAAAAGAGATTGTAAAAGAGATTGGCGATGACTTTACCAGACTGGCAAAAGACATCGACGACACAGAAACTTACGTGGACACAGGTTCGTACATCTTTAACGGACTTTGTTCAGGTAGTATATTTGGTGGTGTATCTGGGAATAAGATTACTGCCATCGCTGGGGAGTCTTCTACTGGAAAAACTTTCTTCTCGCTTGCAGTTGTCAAAAATTTCTTGGACGCTAATCCTGATGGCTATTGTCTATATTTTGACACTGAAGCCGCTGTTAACAAGAGTCTTATCGCAAGTCGGGGTATTGATTTAGAGCGACTGGCTGTTGTAAATGTTGTTACAATTGAGGAGTTTAGAACCAAAGCACTGAAGGCAGTCGATATATACCTTAAGAAACCAGAAGACGAACGCAGACCTTGTATGTTTGTGCTAGACTCTCTGGGTATGCTTTCTACAGAGAAGGAAATTCGTGACGCACTAGACGACAAGCAAGTTCGGGACATGACTAAATCCCAACTTGTCAAGGGAGCATTTCGTATGCTTACACTCAAACTTGGTCAAGCAAAAATTCCATTAATCGTCACCAATCATACCTATGATGTCATCGGATCATACGTTCCCACCAAAGAAATGGGCGGAGGCAGCGGTCTCAAATATGCAGCGTCTACAATCATTTATCTCAGCAAAAAGAAAGAAAAGGATGGAACAGAAGTCGTTGGCAATCTTATTAAAGCTAAGACAGCAAAGTCGCGTTTAAGTAAGGAGAACAAAGTTGTTACAGTGCGTCTTTATTACGATGAGCGTGGTCTTGATCGATATTTTGGTCTTCTTGAACTCGGTGAGATTGGCGGACTTTGGAAAAATGTAGCAGGTCGTTATGAGATAGACGGCAAGAAAGTCTATGCCAAAGCAGTTCTTAAAGATCCAGAAACATACTTCACACCTGAGGTGATGGAGAAACTGGATGAGATTGCAAAGGAGGAGTTTAGTTACGGTTCATGATTAAAGTTATCAAAACTGGAATCAACGTATCTAAAATCGTCGAACAATTGAAGAAATATCCACAGGATTGGGATCACCAGAAAACTCTGGAAGGATCTCAATCCTTAGTTGATAGAGGGTTTGATGACTTGCCAGTTGGCGCACTTCAACTTATAATGGGTGGAGTCAAACACAAGGAAGACTTTGTGGGAGACTCAGAAATCAACATCAAGACTCCTGCCTATGCACATCATAGTGAGATCCGAAAGATCATACGCAAGCAATTTAAGAATGCAGATATTCACAGATGCGGCTTTCTTTCACTCCCTATTGATGGTATAGTTGGAGCACATATTGATGAAGGAACATACTATCTGAGCAGAAACAGATATCACCTTTCAATACTCGGAAGGTATCAATATTTCTGTGGCAAAGAAACTGTCATCGTTGAACCAGGAACTCTTCTTTGGTTCAACAACAAACTACCTCATGGCACCGTTAATATCGGTGATGAAACACGTATAACCTTCGTATTTGACATTCCGCATGGACAAAGTTGAAATCCTAATTTTAAGAAATCTTCTTTATAATGAGGAATATCTCCGTAAGGTAATTCCTTTTATTAAATCGGATTACTTTGAAGATCCTCATCAGAAGATCACATTCCAAGAGATTGAAAAATTTGTCACAGAGTATAATAAACCTGCAACCAAAGAAGTTCTTTGTATTGAGGTAGAAAAACGTCAAGACATTACTGATACTTCTTTTACTGAGGTGACTAAACTCATTAGTTACCTTGAAGATGTTGCTACAGACTATGATTGGTTGTGTGACACGACAGAAAAATGGTGTCGTGATCGTGCTATCTATCTGGCACTGATGGAGTCCATCGCACTCGCTGATGGGAAAGATAAAGATAAAGACCGTGATGCAATTCCTAGTATTCTATCAGAGGCTCTGGCAGTTTCTTTTGATGCTCATGTAGGACATGACTACCTGCTCGATTATGAGGAGAGATTTGAATCATACCATCGCAAAGAAGACAAGATTCCATTTGATCTTGAGTATTTCAACAAGATTACAAAAGGTGGTCTTCCGAACAAAACGCTTAATATTGCTCTCGCTGGCACTGGTGTCGGCAAAAGTTTGTTTATGTGCCATGTTGCAGCTTCCGCACTCTTGGGAGGGAAAAACGTATTATACATCACGGCTGAAATGGCTGAAGAGAAAATTGCAGAGAGAATTGATGCTAACCTGCTCAATATACCTATCCAAGAGATAACAGAACTTCCTAAACAAATGTTTGAGGAAAAGGTAACAAAACTATCGCAGAAAACTCAAGGTTCTCTTATAATTAAAGAGTACCCAACTGCTTCTGCACATAGTGGCCACTTTAGGGCACTTCTTAATGAGCTTGCACTTAAGAAGTCATTTAGACCTGATATTATTTTCGTTGATTACCTTAACATATGTGCTTCCGAAAGATATCGCGCAGGCAGTAATGTCAATTCATATACAGTTGTCAAGGCTATTGCTGAAGAACTTCGAGGATTGGCTTGCGAGGCGAACGTACCTATCGTTTCTGCCACCCAGACCACTCGTTCTGGTTATGGCAGCAGTGATGTTGAGCTTACTGACACTAGTGAGTCCTTTGGTCTCCCTGCTACTGCTGATCTTATGTTTGCCCTTATTTCAACTGAAGATCTTGAAGGACTCGGGCAAATTATGGTGAAGCAATTGAAGAATAGATATAATGATCCGACCATTTCTAAGAGGTTTGTGGTAGGTATCGACCGTGCTAAGATGCGTCTGTATGATTGTGAGCAGTCAGCACAGGATGATATTCTTGACAGTGGTAAAGAAGAAGAGTATAATAACGATGAAGCAAAACCAAAAAAATCATTTGAGGGATTTAAGTTTTGAACGGTTACTATTCTGTGTTTAATCCTAGAGGTGAAAAGATTGCTGATTGTGGTTCTGAAAAAGATGCAGTCAATCTTCTTGGCATGAGAAACCGTAGATGGGAAGGACATTATTATTCGTTCATTCCTTTGCCTGGTGACATTATTGATGTCTCTAATGGTAAACAACTTCCTACCCGAGATATCGTTGTTAATATGGACGGTGGTGTTGGTGGTAGTTGGAAAGAAGTAGTAATTAAAGAACTCCCTCAAAATTGTCAAGAACCATTTATCCCCGATTTTCATGACTAAAGTTGATACTGAAAAATACGTAGAATTTGTTAAGGGTGTGACTAGCGATCCGTCTTTGGATTATGCTGCATTCCTTACTCGCACCAACTCTCTTGAACTTCAGGAGGATTGTAATGTGACACAACTTCTGACTGCAGCTCTTGGCCTTGCCGCAGAGTCTGGCGAGTTCACTGAAGTTGTGAAGAAGATCATCTTCCAAGGCAAACCTTACAACGAAGAGAATGTCTTTCACATGAAACGTGAACTGGGAGATATCTGTTGGTATCTGGCACAGGCATGTATGGCACTTGATACAACCTTTGATGAAGTGATTGAGATGAACGTTGAGAAACTCAAAGCACGATATCCAGGTGGAGAGTTTGATGTTCACTACTCCGAGAACAGAGAAGAAGGCGACGTTTAATGCTTACTGCAATCAACTACATAACAGCATTCTGGACTGTAGTTGTGATGAATTGTATTCAACCGGTCAATTGGAAAGCATGTGCTCCAGTTCATGAATGGTTACTTCCTGAACTGGAGTATGCATGGAAACTCAAGACTGGTGAGATAGTTCCTTATCAAAATGAAAAGGATATTATTAATGGGTTATAATTGTGAAAATTATTGAGAATGTATTAAGTGATAGTTTTTTTAATGAAACACTAGATATTCTAAACAAACACTCCAGAGAATTCTGTTGGAAACCAAATAAGTTTTTTTGGCCAGATTATTTGATGAAGGGTTTGTATGGGACTGTAATGGTTTCTCTTGCTCCTGAAGAATATGATCGTAAGTTTGCAAAAGAATTGTATAATGTTATTCCAGAGTTTGATAAGTTGAAATGCATCTTTCAGTGTTTTGATAGAGGTGCTGGTATCGCTGTTCATGATGATCTTGATCAATACAGATGGGCAGCAACACTTTATCTTAACTTTAAGTGGAATGTGAATGACGGTGGAATTTTTTGTTGGAAACCAATCGATACTGATCAAGACTTTCTATGGAGAAGTATCGTCCCAAAGAAAAATCTACTCGTTATAAATGATCAAAACGAAAAACACTTTGTCACTCCAGTGAGTCCTTATTCGGAAGAAGAAAGATATACTGTTCAAATATGGGCAAAGTGATCGCGGGGTTATAGCTCAGTTGGTAGAGCGCCTGCTTTGCAAGCAGGATGTCAGGAGTTCGAGTCTCCTTAACTCCATTCTAAATACTTAAAAAGTATTGTGTGTTATGAGTAACACTGCCAAACAAGAAGATTGTTCTATTTTATTCTTTAAAGAGCACTGCGATAAGAAATTCAAACTTAGTGACAAGCAATACGCCGAGTTGGATAAGAAAGCATTTGGTAAGAGCGGAGTTTATCCTCAGGCAAATGCTGTTTGGAGAAGAAGTTATGATGAGCAAGTTATTGGTCTCATGAATTACATGATATCAAGGGGTATCACGACGACTGGTTGGTCTTGGTCAAGAGATCAGGCAAATGGTATGATGAACTTCTTGAATAAAATCGCACAACAGAAAGGTGGAGTCACAGGATCTCTTGACAGTTGGAATCCCATGGATGTTGTTGCTGTAAAAAAATCAGAAGAGGCAAAGATAAAAAAAAGAATAACTGAGATGTGTGATACTGGTGATAAACTATTAAATTTAAATACTTTGAATTCCTTAATGGAAGAATATATTAGAGATAAAAAATTGATGCCAATATCTCTTAAGCAAGTGGGTAAGAACGAAAGAGGAACTTTTGAAATGAGTTCAAATCTTAAAACTAGAGAAGCAAAACGAAGATCTCTTCATGAGTTTACTGCAGATAACTTTGCATGTGATTTGGCATGGGATGCGAATGCAAATGAATGGAAATTTGCACAGGAAATTTCTTGGGATATGATTGATAGTGGAGGTGGAGGCAGAGAGGCTATGTCTGTCCATGTTCAAGGAAGAACTTTTCAGGCAAAACAACCAAGAGAAAAACCTCAACATAGTGGTGCAGCTATTGGTGCTACAGGAGCTATGCTTGGTAAAGCATCTGTTGGAAAATTAGATGCTTTTGTAAAAAAATGTGGTTTAAGTGAAGTGCCTGCCCCAGCAAAACATCCACATATTCCCAATCCTGGGGCTGTTTGGTCTGATGCCGATAAAAAGTATTGGATTAATTTGTACAATACTCTGAAGAACGCATCTATTGATGGAAAAAGAATAGATTTTGGTAGACCAGGAAAATATGAAGAAGGAACTAATCCATCTGAAGATGGATTTGAAGCAGCACTTAATGAAGCTTGTCTTGCAGACCAAAGAGATGCGAAAACAAAAACTGGTAGATCTGCTGGAAGTAGATTAACTGCAAAGTTGTGGGGAATGGAATGGTTGCATCGTTACTATATGATGTCTAAAAAGAAAAAGTTTGATGTCTTCATGCATGTACTAGTTGATGCGATGAAGAAAGAGTCTTCAACTGCGGGACCTTTTGTTAAAGTGTTCGGTAAACCAGGACTTACCGCAAGAAGATACTAAATAATGTATAAGGATTATCAATATAAATGAAAAGTTTCTTTCAGTTCCTGAATGAGGCTCAGTCGCAAGCAAGTATGCAAGCGAGAAAACTGAACCTTGTAAGTGATGGCCACGGTGGTTGGTTAGATTCCCGTGGTAAATTTGTTGCGACTACTGAAGATGGTAAGTTAAAATTTGCAGATAAGAAGAAAAAGAAAGCAGAAGATGACAAACCTGCACAACAAAAAACAACACAATCAGAACCTGAAGCAAAGACTAAGAAACCTGCAACTCAAACGACTGGCGCGAAGAAAGCAGAAGCAGGTGAAGGAGATCAAACTTCTGGGGAGACTACAGAAACTCTGACTGTTACATTTGGTCGTTTCAATCCACCAACTGTTGGACACGGAAAACTCCTTGCCGCAGCCCAAAAGGCAGCACAGGGTGAAGATATGAAGATCTATCCATCACGATCGCAGGATGCTAAGAAGAATCCACTAGATCCTGATATGAAGGTTTCATTTATGAAGAAGATGTTCCCTGATTATTCTGAGAACATTATTAATGATGATGAGATGAAGTCAATCTTTAATGTATTGGTTGCAGCAGATGAGGCAGGATATAAGAACGTCAATATTATTGTAGGATCAGATCGTCAGGCAGAATTTGAGAACCTAGCAACCAAGTATAATGGTGAACTCTATAACTTTGACAACATTCGTGTCATCTCTGCTGGTGTAAGGGATTCTGATGCAGAAGGTGTTGAAGGAATGTCTGCATCCAAGATGAGAAAAGCAGTCATGGATGATGACTATGATTCATTCCGTAGAGGAACACCAAAAGAATTAAATGATGGTGATACCAAGGCACTGTTTAATGCAGTTCGTCAGGGTATGGGTTCTAAGAAGAAAAAAGAAGTTGCTGAGATGTGGGAGATTGCTCCTGAAATTGATCCGAAGGGGTTACGTGACAACTATGTATCTGGCAATATCTTTAATCTTGGTGATGTTGTAGAGAATTTAAATACTGGTCTGATTGGTAAGATTGTTCGCCGTGGAACAAACCATCTTATCTGTGTGACACAAGAGAACTATATGTTCAAGTCCTGGATTCGTGATGTTATGGAAGCAGTTGTGAATTATTCAGGTCCATCTGGGGTTCCATCAAACCAGAGAGAGGTTGGAACTGATGCAAATCGTAACTATACGATGAGAATGACCGGCACGGCTGGTATTAAAAATTTAATAAATAAGTATAAGATTAAAAAGTAAGATAGTATCACCATGTCTAATGGAATCGGATCTAACCCTTTGAATGCTATTTCAAAGGTATACTTAGAGCAAATTGCTGAGAAAAAAGACGATTCATATCTTGAACCTGATATGAAGAAGCGTCAGGCAAATAACGAGAAGGCACGTAAGGAAATGGAAAAGGTGAAGGGTCAGAAGAACCCTCACTTTGAGGAAAAGGATCCTTTCGGTAGACCAGATGGAAAGCATGGTGGTGTTCCTAAGAAGGGTGGTGGATATGATAAAGCATATCAAGCCAACATGAAGAAGGTTAAAGAGTTAGATAAGAAAGAAGGATGGGATGCTGTAAATGCTCTTGCTGATGCATATAAAGAAATGCATCAGGTGGATGAGAATCGTGCTGCTATGGGAAGAATCGCCAGAGAATATAAGAAGAGGAAAGAAGAGGAGGGCATGAAAAAAAGGATGGCGGATCATGCCGATAAAATGAAAAATGATCCTGAGTACGCCGCAAAAAGAAGAGCACAGGATAAAATTCATAGAGAAGAACTTGAGTTAGACGAGAATCGTCGTGCTGCCCGTGCTGCTGGTGGGTATAAGGATGATTCTAAGAAGCAAACCGATCCTTCCAAGGCAGGTTTCACTGGCATCTCTGGTAGCATTAAAGATATCATGAGACAGAACAAAGAGATTGAAGCAAAAAATAAAGCAAAGTCAAAAACTGAAGGACTTGATCCTGTCGGTAAGGAAGATAGTGATGTCAATAATGATGGTAAGAAAGATAGTACTGATTCTTATCTGATGAAGCGCCGTAAGGCAATTGGTAATGCCATCAAAGGCAAGATGAAGAAAGAAGAAGTTGAGAATGTAGAAGAACTCTACAAAGGTAAGCACGGACAGACTGAGAAGCAGTATCAGGACAGCAGATCTGATGCAGGCAAGATGGTCTCTGGCGACTCTAAGATGAGTGGATCCAAGTATGCTCAGGGTAGAAGAACTGGTAGTGATGCTGGTCCTCAACCTGCTGGTGGTTCCCAGAAACCTGCAAGTCAGGGTAAGATGGATAGTGGCAGTCGCACTGATCTTCAGTTCCGTAAGGCAGCACTGAAGAAAAAAGAGATGAAGGAAGCATATTCTTCCTGGAGGCAAGACCTCTCCGAAATTATGACTGACGATATCGATTCAAAACCGATTAAGGAAAAAAAAAATATAAAAAATTCGATTAAGATCAATCCAAAACTTGGCGAATCTGTAGAGCAACTGGGTGGTGAAATCCTTGAGATGGTTGAGGTTGATCAGTTTGATGGTATTGTTGAAGAGGTGTTCCAAGATCTTTTAAGTGAGGGTTACAGTGAGCAACTTGTGAGAGCTGCTATTGAAGAAGCAACAGTTACCTATGGCCATGACACTAGTGGGGATGCTGAGGGAATGAGAGACAAACTCAAGAAGAAAGCAAAAGGATTCCTTGGCAAAGTTGCTGTCAAGGCATACAATAAAGCAAGAGAAGCAAAGGCAGCAGCAACACCTGCAGTACAAAGAGCAAAGACATCAGCAAAGCGTGGCATCAGAAAGATGGCACTTAAGGTTGCTGACAAATTGAAAGAAGAAAACGTAGATGAAGCAGTCTATGGTGGTACTCCACCAGAGAAAAAGGACACCCGTATGGTTGTCACAAATGCTGACAAGAAAGCAAATACTCCTGCATATCAAAAGATGAAGGCAGGTGACAAGCGTTACAAGGCTGCTGATCACATGAACGAGGGTGATGGTGATCCTTGCTGGGACTCCCATAAGCAAGTTGGAATGAAGAAGAAAGGCAACCGCATGGTTCCTAACTGTGTTCCTAAGAACGAAGAGGTTGAGGTCTCTGAAGAGGGATCTATGTCTGCTCAAGAAATTGCCCTTCAGAAAAGAAAGTCAACCATCGATCAGATGATTGCTAGAAAAAGAAGACAGGAACTTGACCAGGGTAAAAAAGAAAAACCCACAAAGGCGATGGGTGAAGAAACCGAAGATTCTCTAAGAGATCGTCGCATGGAACGTGGTGGTGTTGATGGCAATAACCGTTACAACAAACCAATCAGTAACACGCCAAATACATTTGGTAAGAAAAAACCAAAATATGATGGTATGTCTGCACTTGAAAAAGTGAAAGCAGATATCCGTGCCAAGCATGGTAAAGGTGCCATCAAAGAAGACGCCAAGATGGCCAAACAGTCGGATGAGAAACTAGCAGCACTCCATAAGCAAGTAAGTTCTAGTGATCAGAGTCTTCCTTCTAATCAATTTATGATGAAGAGAGTGACGAAGGAGATGAATCGCAGAAAGAAAGCGACTTGATATGCCAGCAGTATCTAAAGCACAGCAAAGGTTTATGGGTATGGTCTATGCCACCAAGAAAGGTGACATGACCAACCCTTCACCTGAGGTTGCCCAAGCAGCAGCATCCATGAAGAAGAGTGATGCGAAAGACTTTGCATCAACTAAGCATAAGAAACTCCCTGAGAAGAAGGTTGCAAAAGAAGCAGCAGATTTTTCGCAGCGAGATAAGATTATGAAGAAAGCAAAACCTCTTCATAAACATCTTTATAAAAACCTTCATAAGAAAGATACTTCTGGTGATGTGAATGAAAAAATTGATTATGCTGATTCTAAGCAAATGAAAAAATTTGCTGATGAGAAAAAGAAGCATAAAGAACAAGACAATAGAATGAAGTTTGGTAAATTTTCCAAACGTGCCGAAGAGGCAAGAGATCGTTTACGTCCTGGTGAAGTAAAACGTTATGATAAAGCAAAAGGTAAATGGGTTTCTAATAAGGATTGATATATAGTATCAGTACTTGAGATTTACCATGCTTGCATTTCTACTCCCTCTCGCGTCGAAGATCATCAAAGATGCCGTTTCAAACATTCCTGAGAATGAAGAACTCGGTGAGAAGATGGTTGAGATCTGTCTTATTATTCTTGCTAAGGCAGTTAAGCTAACCAAGACCGATATGGACGATCAACTTTTAGAGGTTGTCACAAAGGCAATTAATGCAAGAGAAGAGGCAAATTGATACTTAGGAGACCATATTACAAGGTCTCCTTTTTTATAAATATCTTATAGCAAATAAATTTTCGGAAGAAAGACATGGCACTTTGGGGCAATAATGACAACCTGGGAAACGCAGGCACAATTACGTTTGATTATACTACTCTGGTTGTCACTGGAACCGGCACCACTTTTGGTGTCACTGGTGGAGGCCACACTGAAGCACAAGTCGGTGATGTTATTCACTTTGGTCACAGAGATGCCAGTGATGGCGGAATCTCTACCTACTTTGGTTCTGCTGTTATTGTTGGTGTTGCAAGTACAAGTCAATTAACGATTGGTTCGACTTCAGGTCTCACCAATTCATTCACTTCGATTGCAGCAACTACCTACACTATCAGTCAGTGTCCTATTTCGTTCACACAGGATCCTGCATATAGTGAGAGAAATACTAACTCCGATACATTCGTCTATGGTATTTCTACCACAGGTTCTCAGACTGCATCAGGTACTGCGTTTGAGTCCGGCGTAGGTTGGGTTGGTATCACAACGTATAACGATCAACACGGAACCTTGAGGGTTAAGAAGGAAATCTTGGTTGCGATGTCTGGTATTCAGACTGGTAACCGTCCTGCTTTCCCTGGCCAGAAATAATTTATATGTGATATATGTTTTTTAATGAATTGAATGAAGACAATTTTCTTCTATATGCAATAAAATATTATGAAAATCCTCAGGCTGTAACTAAGGAAGACTTTGATCGTGATTTGAATCATTTCAAATACATTAAAAGACTACTGAAACGGTATAAGAATACTGGTCAACTCAAGACACATCTTCTTCTAAATCACTTCATTATTCTGTATAATATTTTTGGTGAAGCAACAACTCCTATGTTGTTCTTTAAGATTGAGAGCGATCTTTGGTCATCGATGAAGAGTTTCATCATTTTTCTAGGAAGATTTCCTGAGTATCCAAAGTCTCACATTCATGATATACAAGTCGATATGAACTGTTTAGCAGAACTTTATAGAATCTACGATGAAAAAGAATCTTCTTGATAAAATTATTCAGATGATTCGTGAGGATGCTCCCACGAATGCTATGGCACATGGGAAGATCGCAGGTTCTGCGGAGGCAGGAGATGATCCTCCTGTAAGAAACAAGAAAAGATATATTTACCAAAAGGGTATACGTAAAATGTGGAAGCCTGATGGAAGAAGAAGTTAAAGTCGCAGTTCTAGAGACAAGATTGGAAAATTTTGAGACATTAGTTTCAAGATTAGACTCAGCAATTGAAAAAATTGCAGAGGTAAATAATAACGTGAGTAGGATGTTGGCCGTCCATGAACAACGAATTACGAAGCAAGAAGAAATCGACGAGATATTGTTTGATAAGATCGACAAACTCCGTGATAAAATGGACAGCGATCATGACAACGTTACTCAACGATTATCATTATTGGAACGGAAACTTTGGATTGGCATCGGAGCACTGGGAGCAATATTGATAATTTCCAACCCACAATCTATTAAAATAATCAAACCCTTGTTATCCTCCGCTGAGAGTGTTATAATACAACCAGCGGTTGCCTTTGTGGATGGATCACGTTGACTCCAAGTTTATTGGACTTGTATCTCCTAAACTTCATAAGTTTAAGAGAGTAAAATCAAACCTATACAACTTTAGGTGTCCAATCTGCGGAGACTCAAAGAAAAACAAGAGTAAAACGCGAGGGTATCTTTACGCAGTAAAGGCAAATACTAATTTCAAGTGCCATAACTGTGGTGCTTCGATGTCTCTTAACAACTTTTTGAAGCAGGTTGATCCTGCTGTTCATAAGCAATATGTTATGGAGAAGTTCAAAGGGGGCCATACTGGTCGTAACTTTGTAATTGATCAACCAGACATTAAATTTGAAGCACCCAAGTTTAAGAAGAAATTAAAGTTACCCAAAGCATCTGATTATCCTAGACCTGCTGGATATCTTACAGCAAGAAAACTAAACCCTGATGATTTCTACTATGCTGAACACTTTAAGAAGTTTGTAAACAGTCTTAAGCAGACCTTTGATGATACAACGCATGATGAAGAACGCATCATCATTCCACTTTATTATGAAAAGAACTTAATTGGTCTCCAGGGAAGATCTATAAATCCAAACCCTGTTAAATATATTACCGTGATGCTTGATGATGACGCACCAAAAATCTATGGACTTGATAACATCAGAAAGGATGCTCCAGTCTATGTTACAGAAGGACCTTTCGACAGCACGTTTATTCGCAACTCGATTGCTATGTGCGGAGCTGATGCTAATGTTGATCGTTGGGGGATCAGCAATCCTGTTTGGATTTATGATAACGAACCCCGCAACAGAGAAATTACAAACAGAATCTCTAAGACCATCGATTCTGGCCAGTCGGTAGTCATCTGGCCTGAGAGCATCGATGATAAAGACATAAATGATATGGTGATGTCTGGACTGGATGTGCAGTCTGTGATAGAATCAAACACATATTCTGGATTAGAAGCAAAACTTAAATTTACCACCTGGAAGAAGATATGACGAACGGCACCAAGGTTAAAAAGAGAGACGGAAGAATTGAACCTCTTGACCTAGAGAAGATGCATTTGATGGTTGATGAAGCGTGTACGGGTCTTGCAGGGGTGTCTGCGAGTCAAGTTGAGATCCAGTCTGGTATCCAGTTTTATGATGGTATCACTACTGGAGAAATTCAAGAAATTCTGATTCGTTCTGCTTCTGATCTGATCGATCTGGATCACCCCAACTATCAGTTTGTGGCAGCACGTTTGCTTCTGTTTAGTATTCGTAAAAGTCTCTATGGAAAGATGAGAGAACTTCCTCATCTTGAAAACCATATCATGGACTGTACTTCTAAAGAAGTATATGATAAAGATATTTTCCTTAAGTATTCAAAAGAGGAGATTGACAAAGCAAACTCCATGATTGATCATGGTCGAGATTTTGATTTTACATATGCTGGTCTGAGACAGGTTGTAGATAAATACCTAGTACAAGATAGAAGTTCTGGCGGAGTCTATGAGACTCCACAGTTCATGTATATCATGATTGCTTTGACAATCTTCGCTGAGTATCCAAAAGATACTCGCTTGTCATACGTTAAGAGGTACTATGACGCCATCTCCAAACACAAACTCAACATTCCCACACCTATCATGGCAGGAGTGCGAACTCCACTTCGACAATTTGCTAGCTGTGTTCTTGTTGATGTTGATGACACCCTCGATTCTATCTTTAGCTCTGATATGGCAATTGGCAAATACGTTGCACAAAGGGCGGGAATCGGTATCAACGCAGGCCGAATCCGTGGCATCAACGCTAAGATCAGAGGTGGAGAAGTCCAACACACAGGTGTTGTACCATTTCTTAAAAAGTTTGAATCGACTGTCCGATGCTGTACACAGAATGGAATTCGTGGTGGCTCAGCAACTGTCCACTTCCCAATCTGGCACCAAGAGATCGAAGACATCATCGTCCTGAAGAATAACAAAGGTACAGAAGACAATCGGGTACGAAAACTTGACTACTCAATCCAAATTTCAAAGATTTTCTACGAACGTTTCATTCAGGATGGAGAGATTAGCCTCTTCTCACCGCATGACGTACCGGGTCTGTATGATTCCTTTGGTACTGACAGGTTCGATGATTTATATGTGGGGTTTGAACGAGATGAGTCTGTTCCAAGAAAGACTATCGGGGCACAAAAACTAATCCTCGATCTCCTGAAGGAGAGAGCAGAGACTGGTCGTTTGTATATCATGAACATCGACCACTGCAACTCTCACTCTTCTTTCAAGGACAAGGTGAATATGAGTAACCTGTGTCAGGAGATTACTTTGCCAACAGATCCAATTAGTCATATTGATGACGAGTTTGGTGAGATTGCTCTATGCATTCTTTCTGCCATTAATATTGGTAAAGTCAAGACCGATGACGAATTAGAAAATCTTTGTGATCTTTCTGTCCGTGGCCTGGAAGAATTGATTGACCATCAAGAGTATCCCGTAAAGGCAGCAGAACGTGCTACAAAGGCACGTAGATCCCTTGGAATTGGGTTTATTGGTCTAGCACATTACCTTGCTAAACTTGGATTCAAGTATGACTCTCAAGAGGCATGGGATGCAGTTCATGGATTGACCGAAGCATTTCAATATTATCTCTTGAAGTCTTCTAATCAAATTGCCAAGGAGAAAGGATGGTGTGCAGACTTTGGTCGCACCAAGTATGCTGATGGAATTCTTCCTATCGATACATATAAGAAGGATGTTGATGAAATCTCTAGTCAGGAGTTAGAGCATGATTGGGAGAGTCTTCGCGCATCTATCTCCGAATACGGTTTACGGCACTCAACACTGTCTGCTCAGATGCCATCGGAGAGCAGTTCCGTTGTGTCAAACGCAACAAATGGAATTGAGCCACCTAGAGACTATCTGTCCATTAAGAAATCAAAGAAAGGACCACTCAAACAGATTGTTCCTCAATATGGATCTCTTAAAAATAATTATACGCTCCTTTGGGATATGGAGTCCAATCGTGGTTATATTAATATTGTTGCTGTGATGCAAAAATTCTTTGATCAGGCAATTTCTGGCAACTGGAGTTATAATCCAGAACAGTATCCTGATAATGAAGTACCTGTGTCCACTATGGCACAAGACTTTTTGACTACATATAAGTACGGTTGGAAAACTTCCTACTATCAGAATACTCATGATATGAAAAATGATGAGGTAGTAGAGGAACCTAAATCAAATTTAGATAATCTGTTAAACGAATTAGAACAAGCCGAGGAGGGAGAGTGTGAATCCTGTGCAGTTTAAAGTATCTTCCGTAGAGGACAACAACATGACAAAAGTTAAGGGCATGACGGTCTTTAACACTGAACAAGTTAATACAAAGAAGCAACCGATGTTCTTTGGTAAACCTCTGGGTATCCAGAGGTATGACTCGTATAAGTATCCTATTTTTGACAAACTAACTACTCAACAATTAGGATACTTCTGGCGTCCAGAAGAAGTCTCACTGCAAAAAGATCGTGGAGATTATCAAACACTTCGTCCAGAACAAAAGCATATCTATACAAGTAACCTCAAGTATCAGATTATGCTTGACTCCATACAAGGGCGTGGTCCTGGGATGGCTTTTATACCTTATTGCAGTCTACCCGAACTAGAGGCATGTATGGAGGTCTGGGGATTCATGGAGATGATCCATAGTCGATCCTATACGTACATCATCAAGAACATCTACAGTGACCCTTCAGAGGTCTTTGACAAGATTGTGACTGATGATCGCATTCTGGAACGTGCTAGCAGTGTTACAGCAGCATACGATGACTTCATTCAGGGTGCCCATGAGTATGATGGTGGCACTATGTGGGAACTTGCCACAGAAGGTCACTATGCAGGATCTATCGAAAGACGTGAATTGAAACGCAAACTTTATAGAGCAGTTGCTAATGTCAATATCCTTGAAGGAATTCGGTTTTATGTTTCTTTTGCTTGCAGCTTTGCTTTTGGTGAACTTAAACTCATGGAAGGTTCAGCAAAAATTATCTCCCTTATTGCTAGAGATGAGAACCAACACCTCGCCATTACCCAAAATATTCTGAACAAGTGGAAGAAAGGTGATGATCCTGAAATGAAGCAAATCATGAAGGAAGAAGAGGAGTGGACCTATAAGGCATTTGATAATGCTGTGAATGAGGAGAAGCGTTGGGCCGATTATCTGTTTAAGGATGGATCGATGATTGGTTTGAATGATAAACTTCTCCAGCAGTATGTTGAGTGGGTCGCTAATCGTCGTCTGAAAGGCATCGGACTGAAACCTGTTTATGATGTAGCAGCATCTGCTAATCCACTGCCCTGGACACAGCACTGGATCTCTTCTAAGGGTCTTCAGGTAGCACCACAGGAGACTGAAGTAGAGTCTTATGTTGTTGGTGGAATCAAGCAAGATGTGAAAAAGGACACATTCAGTGGTTTCCAACTCTGAAGCGTGCTTAAATAGGGGGACATGAGGTTCCCCTATGCCTAAGAATGAATTGAAGAAAGAAGAGTTAAAAAATCGTGTACTTCAATTAAAAAATGATGTATACGAAGAACCTGATACCGTGTGGCAGGGAGATCGAGATATGGCACATAAATATCTCGATAAGGTATTGAACATTATTGATGAGTATCGATATTGATTATGAGAATCCATGGATCTATTTGGAGAGACCTTTTACTAGTGACGATGTTCACGACTACTATGGTTTTGTTTATAACATTACCAATCTCATCAACCAACGACAATACGTTGGGAGAAAGTATTTTTGGAGTCATCGGAAACCTCCAGGAAAAAAACGCCGAGTAAAAAAAGAATCCGACTGGAAAAATTATTATGGGTCTTGCTCAGAACTTAAAGAGGATATTGAACGACTGGGTAGACAAAACTTTAGTCGCACTATCCTCAGCTTACATAAAACAGCTGGCAAAACAAACTTCGAGGAAACAAAACAACTCTTTCTCAACGGAGTTCTCACAGAATCCCTTGACACAGGGGGACCTGCCTACTACAATAGTAACATCCTCAGCAGGTACTTCCGAAAAGATTATTATGATGGAGACTGAAGAAATCGTTGCTGACGTTCGACAGTGGGCAATTGAAAAAGTAGAAGAGTACAGTGGCAAAGGTGTAGAAAGAATTTACGATCAGATGGCCATCATGGCAGAGTTTGATGAGTGGTTCGACCCTAAAGAAGATCTAGAGGTTGTATCACTTGACGAAATCTCTCAAGAGCAGTATGATGACTTTGTTGATTACTCAGACGGTATCGAAAGAGCATAATCAACTGCGGTGATCCCCTTGGTAGTTCAGGGTCAGCGGCGATAGGAACTACCACATGACTCAGTAGCTCAGCTGGATAGAGCAGCTGCCTTCTAAGCAGTCGGTCATAGGTTCAAATCCTATCTGAGTCGCTGGGCATCAAGAGAGACCACCACCACCACCTCCTCTCTTGTGTAAGGCCCATCTATGCGGAGTTAGTTCAGCGGTAGAACGCTATCCTTCCAAGTTAGATGTCGTCGGTTCGATTCCGATACTCCGCTTTCCTGATTTAGGAATATGAAACCAGTTGAAATTCTTCTGCTCATTTCCGAGTTAGAAGGTTCCTACACACATACCAAAAAACTTGGTTTCGATAAAGACCGAGATGTCCTTAGAGAAATGTGTGATAGGTATTACAAACTGTACTTTAAACTAAAGAAGGAACATAAATGAAAATGTGGGAAGCAAAATGTAGTGGTTGTGGTAAAATGACCCCTGCAGATAAGTGTCCTCAGTTAATGATGACACCCCTTTGTAAACCATGTTGGCTAAAGAAACATTCCTCCGTCCCTGGTCCGAGTCCAGCTGGAGGAGTCGGGCGAATAGCTCAGCGGTAGAGCATCTCCTTTACACGGAGGATGTCGGGGGTTCGATCCCCTCTTCGCCCATGTCGAATACAAGGTATTACTAATGATTACAGTAAGATGCAAAGAATGTGGAACAGAACTGACAAGCACTAGTAAGGTTCAGTTCTGTGGTTGTCCCAATCAAGTAAGAGTTGTGGATAATAAAGTCGGTGCCGTTGACTTAGACAAAGTTGTAATGGTATCTAATAACGTAGAAAACAAGATTGATAGTCATTTCTCTAGAACAGAACTCATCTATCAAGAAGAACGTCGCAGGCGTAAAGTACGTCGTATAGAATTTGAAGAGCGTTAGGAATTCCTAACTCTATTGATATAGTGTAGTATATTCCTATATTAAATAGTGTTGTAGACACTTTCTTTCTACCATGCATCCAGACGAATTTTCTAATTGGGAAAAAATCAAAGAAACCTTTGAAGAAAACGGCACAACAGATAATTACTTTTATGTTCGTGCTTGTGCTATAGTGGGAGGACAACCAGATCCAAT